ATGTGGGAGGGGGGTGCCTTTTCAGCGACCCTCCCCCTATGTCTTTTATCCGCCAGTCTAATGGGCTGTCCTAGCCCTATTTGTGTCGAAAAGCAATTTTGTAGCCAGAAATCTACTTTTTTATTTTTCTTTTCAAGCAGTCGCAACTTGCTGTATCACTTTTCGGTAGATGTTGGTGAAGTCATACTTGATAATCTCGTCAATTGCTCTTTCAATTTCCTGATTGTTTTCTTCATCCGAAAGCTGATCGGAAGTTCGAGCAATTCTTCCCAAGTATGCGCTTGAGTGATAGCCTTTTTCTTCATCGAACAGGAACCAAGAAGTGAACTGTTCGAATGGATTGAAAGGATTGTCAACCGTTGTCAAAGCACATCGTCTTTCCATAAATACTTAGCTCACTCCTTTCACTTTAGGTATTTGTTCACGGTTGATGTGGATACTCCAAGAGCCTCGGCTATCTCAGCAGTGCTGTACCCAGAGGCGCTCATAGACGCAATCTTGCTCACCTTAGCTGTGCTCAGAACTGTGGTGGAGCGAGGGGTTGCGCGCTGTCTAAGAGTATCAATGTCAACATTGTTAATAATTTGGGTAAGCCGGTTCTCACTGATAGCGCCAGCCTGGATAGCTTCCCATTCACGGTCACTTATTGAGATTGTTTCTCTCGACGCTCCGACAGTGGTACGAGCCGCCGTCAACGCCTGTTGGGATGCTTTCTTAATTTCACTCCTTGTCATGTCGGGATTCTCCTGTTTCTTAGCAGCTACGGTAGCATTCGCAATAACCTGGGCCTGCCTTTCACGAGGAGCGTTCCTGAGTGCCACATTTAACTGGGCCATCAAATGATCTACCTCCTCCTGATATGTCTCTTTAGCAGAGGCGGAGTAGGCAATCTTACCGGTACTGAGCATCTCCTTGCGAGCCCGATTTGCAAGAGATTTCATCTCATTTGCATAGGTAGCATAGGCTCTTTCCTGGGGGGTATCTGCATCAGAAACGAGGGTGAATGCATCCTTAGTCTCAGCCATCTTGGTACTTGCCTGAGTTCTGACTCTTGTTCTTCCATTCTTGTCGGTGTACTCCTCGTAAACTTCTTTGTAGGTCTGCTCTCCGGTCTCCGGATTTATGATGGGACTTCCTTTTCGTTTCAGTACAGATGTCTCAGACTTGGCTCTTGAAATCAGAGTTGCGGCTCCTTCGTGATACCGGCCATCTTCATCATAGCTTCCCTGATACTTCTTCTTCAAAGACGCAATCCCGTTGTCAATCTCGCTTTGCTTATAGTCGAGATGGTGCTTTTCAGCATCAATAACAACCATACTGTGCCTTACTGCACGAGCAAGTTCCTCTGGAACAGCGCCACGAAGCGTCATGTCAGTAATCAGATTTGAAATCTTACCCATCTCAGTCTGAGTATTTCTCATAGGCTTGAAGCTGCCCTCAGGTTTTCCGCCATACTCAAGCTTCGGATCGAATCCCTCCAGTCCTTCTAATGCACGAGTCGATGTAATCTTTACTTTACCGCCAGTAGGAATTACCATAACGGTATCGCCATCGAAATCGGCACCAGATAATCTTTCTGCAACCTTACTGTTGATGCCAACGGCATCCATAGCATTACCAAGAATTCTTTTAGCATCGGCCTGCTTGTTGTTTACAGTAAGAACCGGAATCTCAAAGGTTCCACCATGAGGGAATCGGATAAGAGCAACCTGCTCTCCGTTCCGGTAGTTAGGAGCATACACCTCATTATCTTTCATAGAGGTGATTGGTAGAATTACCTGATACTTTTGTCTCGGTAAAGCCGCTGCCTGTAGATGGACTGCCGCAGAATCACAATCATCAGCAAAGGATTTCAGTAAAGCCTTTTTGACTGTGGGATTCGTAAGAGAACAAATCTCGTCAAATTCTGCCTGCTTATCAGCGGTGGCCAAACCAAGCTGCTTTTTAATCAGAGTCATACTTTGCTTCGATAGAAATTGTGAAGGCAGATGGTCACTCCATTCACCCCAGTCTCCTTCTTCCGCTCTTTTGTTAATAAGCGAAAGCTGTTTTTTACCATCTTTGTCATAGTAATAACTCTGTCCGCCTTTTTTAGAAGTCGGGTCATCAGGGTCAACGATACCGTCTTTTATCAGCGAACCAAACGGATTATCAGGATCTTTTCCAATAGGTTTCAAAACGGTGTCATTCTTAGGTCCGAGCATTGGTGTTCCGGTTTTCTTATTGGTATTGAACACAACATCTACACCATCGGGAAGGTCATCTGAGTAAATGGCCATTCCTTTAATGTAATGTGTTCCATCAACAAGAATCCGAACCTGCGCATAGTGAGATTCACCGAGAGACAAATCATCGACACCTCTTCGAATCTCAACAACACCATCCTTTTGAGTGCCGCCATCTTCAGCGTACCTTATCTGAATCCGACTGGAATCCATACTTTTGGGATAGACATATTTCGGATCGTAGGTTTCACCGCCGTCATGAGAAACGTAATCGCTCAACGAATGAACATTCTCAAAATTGTAGATTTCCTTATGTTCTGTTCCAGGAGGACAAATAACTTTAATGTTTGTCTGTTTTCCCGGATTTGTAACTTGTGGAACGCCGCCGCCATAAACCGGATAACCTTCCTGTTCCAGTATGTAAAGCGCCTGGTTCAGTTTCTCTTTTGAAATGCCAAGTTCTCGCTCAACACCGGTTCCAACGTCAATCATTCCTTTTTCTTCGATTTGTTTCTTAAGGAATTCGGCAGTCTTTTTTGCCTGATTCATACGAGCTTCCGAATTTTCATTCAAAAGAGAGCGAACAGAGGAATCGTTGGAGAAACCCATAATTGCTGCGATTTCATTCAGACTTTTTCCGTCTTCGCGAAGAGACCTCGCTCTTGCTACATCCAAAGCTCTTCTTTCGTCTTTGGCTAACGACTTCTGAGTACGATACTGTGTGGTGGTGAGACCCATAGATTTTGCAATATCCGTTTCGCTGAGTCCCTGCTTTTTTAGTTCCTCAACACGGCTTAAAAAATCTCCGCTGCGCTGATAAGGGTTATCTCCAGAACCCCAAGGATATCTGCCGGAACGTCTCGGCATCCCGTAATGCATTAACATTTCTTCCGCAATGGGATTCATGGCTTAGCCCTCCTGTTCTTTGATTTTGTTGATAATCTTATCAAAGGTGATAATCTTATCGGTGATCGGAACAATTTCTTCAGCCGTTGGCGTATGATACAAAATTTCATTGTTCTGATACAGGCGCAATTCAATTTCAATCTCGCCAGGCTTCACTTTATATTCCAAACAAAAAAGAGCAGCATAAATCATAAGCTGCTCCATGTGTGCCGGAATCACACCGGTCTTCAAATCGTGAATTCTAAGCAAACCGTTTCTAAACGCAATGCTGTCCGCCGTTCCGAAGCAATTCTCCGAATAAAAAAGAATCTGTTCTGGAACCATTTTGAATCCGATAGCATCGTTCACATACATGTTCAATGTTTTCTGTGACTTCGGCAGCTTCTGCCCTAAACGAATACACTGTGCTGCGAACTCATGAAGAACGGTTCCTTTTTGTGTTGCCAAAAACTTTGAATAGGATTCGGCAACCTTGGACTCATCATAGTTAATCCAATGATATTTACTTGCGCCGAGAAAAGCGTGTTGCCCTTCAAGATTCAAATGATTGTTGAAGTTCATATAGCACTTCCTCCTTGTTCTCCGGACAGATGAATCTTGAAAATGACATCTCGTTCATCAATCCAACATAGTATTCTTGATTTGGCTGCTTTTTTGCTCCAGCGCTTTTCTTACATTCCAAGGACGCCCACTTGTTCTTGTAAAGGATGGTCAGGTCGGGAATACCCTGAATATAACTGGAATCATTCTTTGTGACGATGCAACCGGGAAACATTTTTTTCAGTTCTTTTATCAACTGCGCCTGAAAATTGCTCTCCAACATTTCAGCGAGCCTCCTTTCTTTGTTTTTCAGAAAACGAAAAAGAGAATGTAGTCTTTAAAAATGGCTATTTTATCCTCTCTCTTCATAAAAGGGAATGTTTTTTTCGCGGGCTAAAAAAGAGCAAAAGAAAGAGTCCTATCAGGACTCCGTCTCATTTTTGTGTTTGTTGAAATAACCTCTTACGTCAAGACCCATTCTTTCCATACAGTCAAAAGATTTCATGCAGTGATCTTTCATCACAATCTCCGCTTTTTCGTCTTTCAATATGCCAAGTTGATTCAGCACATTACAAATATCAAGCATATTTGTGTGATAGATAAATCTCATTTTTGCAACTTTTTTTGTAATATCCATAATTATTCTCCTTTCGAAATAGGTATTTCCATAAAAGGCATTGTAAAATAAGCGTAAAAAAACAGAGATACCGAAAAAGCACCTCTGTCTCCCATAAATCAATATGCAGTTTTTTGCGGTGTTAGCTGTTGTTTCTTAGATACCGTATCAGTATCCAGATAAGCCACAGACCTCCGGTGAAGAATGTGAGGAACACATCCAAAATCAAACCAGCAGTGCTACGCTTTTTCTTTTCCTTCTTGCTCATCTATCGTTTCTCCTCCCTTATCGATTTTGTCTTTACTATTTCGCTTAAATATTTTTCTGACTCCTTGCGCGGCTTTATCAATCGTTTCTCTTCGTTCAAGCTTCTTTATCTCCTTCTTTTCTCTAGCCTCAACTTTAGTATGTTCCATTTCATCAAAAAGCCTTTGACTCTCTACAATAACCTCATTTGGTATGTATCTCAAGCATATTGTGGAGCCAATTTTAACGGTAGTACCCTGCTTTGGATTAGAATCTATAACTTGCGAATCAAAACAATCTTTGTACTTAGGATTTGATTCTCTTAATGTTAATCTACTTGTTGAACTTTTAAGTCCACAATCTTCCAATATTTTAATCGCTTGTTCTAGGTCGATTGGAAATCCTTTTCTATACAATTCGGGGATTTTGACTTTATCTTCAACTTTCACTTTTGTCTCGGTACCTGCACTATCTATAGCTTTTTCAATCAAAGGCGTCGCAACTGTTACTACTGTACCAATTGCTGTAATGATACCCGCTATTCCGTTCAGGTTTCTATTTCCTTTATTGTTACTGGCTCCCATACATTACCTCCATATCAGAAGATATAAAAGCGCAATAAAAAAGTGCGCCCCAATGATGAGACGCACCTGCAAAAGTGAATCCCTCATTGTTGCGACACAATCCCATCCTAATCACGGCATGAGTAAAGAGAGAATACACCCTTTGCCAAGGTTATTCTCCGTGATTAAGATCGATATAGAATTGTGTCGCAGAATAAGTATAGCACAACCAGCCGAAAAAAGAAACACTTTCCAAGAAATTTTCCGCCAATCACTTGACAATTTCGGAAATTTGTGCTATGGGCTTTACGCCGTAATCAATTGTCCCCGCTGCTCCATGTAGTCATAGACCATCTTCGTACCATCCATAAAATATACCAGTATGGACAGATACCCATTCGGCTGGTAGCGGGCAGCGTTTTTTGACAGCCTCGGAAACCTCCTCTGAAAGTCCTTGTAGATTTCAAGCCATGTAACTTTTTTACTCATATAACACCTCTTTTCTTGCTTGTGGCCAAAAACCCACTTTTTCCGTCCCTATTTATATATACTATTAAACTTTCTATCATAATAGTTTAAGAAAAAAAGTGGGCAAGTGGGCTTTTTAATTTTTCAAAACCCGCAAACCCGCATAAATACTGGGTTTTTCGATGGTCGAATCTCCAAATTTGTGGCCAAATTCATGTTTTAAAAGTGGGCAGAAAGTGGGCAAGTGGGCAGAAACCCGGGTAAAATCGTCCGTACAAATCTCAAAAGGCTGCCCAAATTCTACCCAGATTTGCCCCAAACCCACTTTTTCTGACCAAAAGCCCATTTTCAAAAACCAAAAGTGGGCAGAGATTTTTAACCTAGATTAGACTTCATCGGGCTCCGAAGACCGGTACGGACGATAAAATTTACCGTAAATTGACGTCGGGTTTCTTATCGTAGAATCTGCATACCGGATCTTTCCGCTCTATAAAATCAATATCTTTCGGAAATTCTTCGTATACTCTCTCGGATTTCTTGAGAAATTCCATGTATGTTTCGATGTTTTTGCATACTTTTCTGTGTGTACAACGAGTACACATTGTCTCTCTAACTCCTCCGCCCACAAACTTCACCTCCAATTTTTCACATCTTGCCATAAGTTCTACCTCCAAATCCTTCCCGTCTGCTCGTCCCGTAAAACGATTCGCTCCTCCAGATGGAAGCCGGCCAGTTCACAAATATCAAAGATGGTATGCAGCAGTTTGTGAAACCGCTCGTCCTCTCTGTCCAGATTCTTCATCGCCTCATAAGCAGTCGGGTCAGAATAACCCTCTGCATTCTTTCGTAAATCTCTATCCGTCAAAAGACTTCTCACCTCCTTCTTCACGCCATTTTTTCAGATCGATTCCATATTGCTTCAATAAATATGTACAGAGCCAAACTTTATCATCCTCCTCCATAACATATCGTTCGAGAAGTTCTGCTATGGCTTTGTTGAATCGATCGTAGAACCTTCGCAGCCTTTTTTCTCCAAAACCAAACTCTGAATGGAGAACCCATAAAATGAGTGCGTCAATTTCTGTCGCGTGTTTTTTATCGTACTCTGCGAGTTGCCTCTGAATTTCGAGGTTCATAGCTTTTTTCTCGGCAACAGTCATAGCGGCTCCGTATACTTTCCCAGCAGCTTTCTTTATCCGCATCTCACAGCCCTCCTCACATAATCCAGTTCTCCTTTGCAAAGAAGAGCGGTAGTCCCATTATCAGGGTAAATATAAAAGCCGTTGCATCATATTCAATCGGGATGCTAAGGGCTCCCAGAGAGATAAGCGCAGCGGAATATAGTTTGTTCTTTATCAATTCACGCTTCCACATAATATTCCCCCTTATGACGGCAACGGTGCGCCCGATCTCCAAGCAATCCAAGCCACAAGAAAAGCGATTGCGATCAATAAGACCACAACCGCCGCCAACGCCAGCACAAAATGAAGAATCAACTTACGAAACCGTTTCTTTGACATTGTCCTTCTCCTTTTTTGATTTTATGATACCTGCCTCCACGGCATCCATCTTTACCAGCACTCCATTTTCTCTGAACTTGGAATATGCTCTGGCGGTCGCACAGTGCTCAATACACTGGCACACTCTGTTAATCAGCGCATACACACAAATATAGAGAACCAAAAAAGCAAGCATATACTGTACAAAGTTCATAAATTTTCTCCTTTCGAATTAGATTCGGAAAGCTTCTCTTTCATCTTTCCGAGAATGGTATCAACCGACTTTCGAGTTTTTGGACTCATCTTCATATAGGTCTTATGCTCATCGTACCAGTTGAATATTTCATTAAGATCGCCTTTCTGCCAACTGAATGCCCACCAATCACAAATCATTTCGAGAATATAATTGTAAGGCATATCCAGCGCAATCTCACCCTCTTTGGGATCATCGTTAATGAGAACCCAGTGCTGCCAGTGATGAGGATTCCTGTGAAGATGCAGAAGCCATGCTCGTTTGTAATCCTGAACAACCTGATAAGATTTGTTGTTGCCGTAGAAATATCGGTCGTAGGCTTCATATTCATCCGGCTCATTCTTGGAAGCATCGTGCGCAAACTCTGTCTGCCAAGCCACACCGTCTACCAATAGTTCAGGAAGGTTCTCCTGAATCCACTGGAAGCCTTTATGGACGTTGTTGCGGTGCTGCTGTAAATATAAATCATACTGTGCGCTCATTTGATATTATCTCCTTCATAAACCTGCAACGTTCCGTCTGCATTGTAAAGCGGGGAAAATACTCCACACCCAGCGTTGTTAAAAATATTTTTGTTTACGGCATACATAACTTTTGTTTCCTTGTGATAGACAACCATCCAATAATCAGTGGTTTCTATGCAAACAAACATTGAAGGATCATCGTCTCCCTCTGTATGCACTACTGAACCACATCCTACCAAACAAACCATCATCATAATCGCCAATACCACGCTTAAAATTCGTTTCTTCATTTCGGTTTGACATCCCCTTTCGCATTACAAGTAATAATCTCGCTATACGGAAGCTGCTCAATCCATCGGCAGAACTCGCGCCACTCATCCAGCTTATGGTCTTTGCGCCAGCGATAAATCCCGACAAGCACTTCATAGTTCAGCATGACCGTCCGTTTCTGGTTATAGGAACTTGGAAGAAGCTGAATCATCTGCCACCAGTATTTCTTATCTTTGGTTCGCAAATATAATTCTCTGGCAACATTTAGCGAATACACGGTTCCCAGCATGGATGCTTTAAAAAACGATGTGGTCTCGGATTCAGTAACACCATCATGGTAATCGCAGAAGTCATCCAAATGCTCATGTGAGAAATCGTCCAGCGCAAATTCTTTCGCCTGAATCTTATGCATGGTGGAGCAGGAATTGGCTACGGTTCCCACCTTATAGGTATCAAACTCCTTCCACCAGTAGAGCGGAGCAGTAATATCCAGGTACACCGTAATCATCCGGCGGTACTTTGCATGAACCGGCCCGCCTGCTGCCAGCTTCATCATCAGCTCGTGATCGGCTTTACCAAGCTGGAAAGAGTGGTCATAAGTATGCTCGCAGGAAGCCTCTTTAGCACAGTTTTTACAGCCGATACCGTCATCACCGCCCTTACAAGTCCCGCTATCGGACTTATCCCAACTGTTCATCGGGTTACGCATCCCTCTGATGGTTTCCTCCAAACCATGAATGCTTACCTTTTCAATCTTAATCATCTTCTTTGCTCCTTTCCTCGCACACCTTACAGCGGCAATCCGTATCTGGTTTTCCTTTCTTATATAAGCCACAGTAGGCACATTCGTTATCATCAGGTTTAATCCGTATCTTTCTTATTTTGCATCTATACCTGCCCCAAGAAGAACAAAATATAGCTTCTGTGCAGGTGGTACAATTTTTCACACTCATCGGCAATTCTCTCTTTCTCTTTGTAATTTCACATCAATAGCCTTTTGCAAATCCTCCGGCTTGACATCAAAAATGGACTCAAGAAAAGATAAGCAAATATAAGCGTCTGCTATCTCTTCCAAGAGTCCAAGTTTGTCACCATATCCACGAATCTGTTTACTGACCTGCTGTTGCAACTCGGCGAACTCCTCCATAGCGACAGTGCATTTCAGTTTCCATGGATACTTTTTTATACTGTTCCGAATAATTCGCCGGCGTTCTTTTTCTGAAAGCTGAACGTCGCTTTTCAGCCCCTGAATAAATCTACCTCGGTTCATCGCTGTTCCTCTTTTCCCAGTAAGAATCGTAATCTCCCTTTACAAAATTCTTGGCGTGAGATATATCCGAAGTGTGCTTACATTCCGCCGAAGGACAGGAATCACCACACTGTTTTCCGTCACAGAGATAAAGAATGTCCGCTACCTCCTTTGAAGGAAGCCAAGCATTCCGGTCGTCAATATACTCGTTGGCAAATATCTTTCTCGTATCCGTTCCGAAAGATGCCACTATTTCCGGCAGGTTCTCGTTGACAGCATCAAATACAAGTCCCTGCTCGGCAGACCAGCTAATTGCATTTTTCAGCATATCGTCCACCCGACATGTCCAGAGGATGAGCTTGTCTCCATTCGCCTGCCGGTCTTTCAGATATGTAATCATCTCTTTGTTTGCTTTTCCGATTTCCGGCCACTTATTCTCGCACAAAGTACCGTCAAAATCCACCGCAATAATTTTGTTTTTCATCTCTTTTTCTCCTTTCAGAAAACTGATTATTCTAGCCATTCGTTATCAATATAATAGAAACCATAGACACAGAACCCGATTAAGACGATCCAGAATATCCAAAATATTATTAGTATCGAATCGGATTCCAAATGTTCCAGTGTTTCTTCAATTGATTTGTTTTCATAAAACGGCGTGTTGTTTGATATAGTCTCATCTTTCAAATTTGCGAAGATAGTTCCGGTAAAACTCACCCCAACGCCATAATATTTATACCGAATGTGACCAGACTCTTTTATGGTGTCAATGTACTCGGTTCCGGGAAGATCTATCTTTTCTGAAGGAAAAATATGCCCCAGAAACGATATTTCACGGCACATCAGCTCCTCACTACCGACTCTATCCCAGGTCCAATATGTTTCGGTCGTATAATACGTCTGCGTTTTTCCATTAACAGTTCTCGTATGTGCCACTTGTCGAGTATGTTTTGTATACCGTTCTTTCACTTTCTCAACATACATGTAAACAGAATCAAGTTCCGGATATGTAACGGTATCAACAGCTTCTAACTCGCCATACACAAAAGCATTACCGACATTTGTCCGCATACCATATTCAAAAAGATCTTGGGTTTTGATTTTTATCGCCTTGTTATATTTCTCGTTTCGGTCTAATTCCCAATCAGAGATTCTCCCAGCGATAAGAACACCAATAAGTAACATGACAGCAATGATTGATATGCTTGCCAGTATTTCGCGTTTTGTAATTTCGAAGTCGCCAAAATCAAAACCTCTATGTCGTCTGTATCCTCTCATAAGCACTACTCCTCAAATAAATTCTGGGGAGCATCGACAGGTGCATCATAATCCAAATACGAATATTCCTGTACTTCATAGCCAAGGATACTTAAAAATATTCTGGTCGGAAATTTTCTTACATATCGGTTGTATTCCTTTATCTGGCGATTGTAGTTGCTCCGATACTCGGCGATTAAATTTTCCGTAATAGAAAGCTCATTCATCAACTCTTTATAATTCTCATTGGATTTTAGTTCCGGATATGCCTCTGATACAGCAGTTATGGCAGTTGTAACATTTTCAATATCTCCGGTAGAACCACGCCCTTCAACAATTGCAGTAAGAGTCTCCGCCTCATGTTTATCATATTGCATGACACAATCCGCGAGGTTATAAACCAAATCAACCCTGCGTTTTTCCTGCACCTTGATATCAGATGCTGCCGTATTTACCTGCTCTTCCAGTGAAAAAGCTCTGTTCTGAGCACTCTGAACTCCGAATACGCACAATAAAATAACAGCTACAACTCCGGCTGCAACAATCCATGCAACTTTCCAGTTTTCTTTAATTGTTTTCATGATTTTTCTCCTTTTCAAATAAAATATCGTAACCACATTGCATATATTTTTTGTTGATAGTCCAATTGCCTTAACAGGTCGATGAATTCAATTTCATCAAGTGCTTTTAACTTTATGGATAACGTAAGTAGGAATATCCAGAAATCAAACAACAACCGTTGCATCCTTATCTCCTCCGAAACTTATCCACACTCTTAATAGCACCCGTTTTCTTATTGATGATACGATAGCAGAATTCAGTTTCCTCAACAAACATCCAGTCTTTCCAATTGAGACTGTGTGCTGACAGACACCGTTTCTGCTCACAAGTTAGTCTTTTCGGTTGTTTCATACTTCTCCTTTCTTCGCCGTGAGCCTCTGATACAGCTCTTTTGCCTCCTCACCCTTAAAAGCGTTGATAACCTCTATCTCGCCTTTTTTCTTTCTTCCGACAATCAACACCGGAACATCTCCGTGCGTATAGTCGAAGCTTACCAGGATAGTGTCAGATTTTCCTTTCATTCGACTCTCCTTTTCTACCATTTTACATACCCACTTTCGTTGAAGTCCTTTTTATCTTTCAATGCCCGGCTGATAGCCAAATCAATTCCAGAACGGGATTTCAAGTGATAGTAGTACAAATCTTTGTAGGGCGTATTTAGCCTGTCGATTCGACCTGCTGATTGCTGCATAATCTTGTAGGAATAATTCTGAGAGTAAAATATAATCGTGTCAGTCTTGATACAGTTCCAACCCTCAGCTCCTGCATTGTACTGAACTAAATATACCCAGCTCTTAGCTTCTGGAATCGGCTGATGGGAATGCCCGTTCCACTCTGCCATTTCAAAATCTCCAGTATCTCCACAATCTGCACGGCCAAGAAACATTTCCCTAAGAATTTCCAGTTCGTAGTCAAAATTGTAGAAGATGATGGCTCGCGGATGTTTCTCAACAATTTCCAGCAAGGCAACCTGTCGGGCTTCCGATGTATTCACAATCTTCCGCCAAACATAGCAGAGACCACCAGCATTCATGATAGGTTCTTCTTTATATGGGTCCCATCTGGTTCGAGACACATCCTTGTATTTCTCAACATCGTACTTAACATACACATCTTCGTGATGAGAAACAGTAGTCCTCTCGAAATCCATGTTTACCAAAATATCATTCCTCTGCCGAATCAACCGACCAGTATTCAAATATCTGTCCACTTTCGGGAATTTGCTGAATCGGCTGTAAACAATATGCTCTCTGGTAAACTCGGTTCGATTCCGATAAAACCCATTCGCAATAAAGACCGGAATATAATCCTGCCAAGTATCTCCTGGAGTAGCGGAAAGAAGAATCCACTGATTTCTTTTTGCTATCCGCAGAAACGATTTTACCCATGTTCCAGAGCCAACCACGCGCTGCTCGTCAAATATAAAGAAGGCGTCCGTAATCTCTGCGTATTTTTTTATGTTGTTCCACGAATCTACAATTACTTTGTTTCGATACAGATTGAATTCATGAGAAGTAGAAAGAAGGAAGGGCGACAGCTCACCCTCCCACTCCTTCGTGTCCCGTTTCCGAGCAGTTGTGATGATATAAAGGTCTTTAATTCCAACATCATCCATCACAGCATACTCCTCAGTATCAATTTCTCCGCCATTGCAAATATAATAGTAAGCAAGTGCAGTTCGTGATTTTCCACTACCTACGCCACCACAAAGAATGCAGCCATTTTTCATCTTCTTGACAGCATCTAATTGATAGTCGTAGAGCTGCACCCCTGCCATAATCAGTCACCCTCGTTGTAGTCGTTGGTCCATCTCTTAATCTTGTTGAAATAGCTGCCCTTGTTACCCAACGCTTTTTTTGCGATAGCCATCGCCAGACCCTTCTCCGGATCGAAGTCTTCATTTTTTGCCTTTACTACTGTCTTGGTGCCGTCTGCCCAGAAGACAATCGTTGCAGGATTGTTGAAGATGACTTTCTTAATTTCCAATGTCATTTTTCTATGCAGTTCCGCGGTACCGAACACATCGTTCACCGCGTATTTAAGAGCATCAAGACGATTCTCTGCCTCCGTTGCCCTCCGGTTCGCTTTGCTGATTTCAGTGGCAGCATACATCAATTCCGGCTTATCAGTATCGGCTGCGTATACATAACCGCCTCTCATGTCACCAATCAGCTTCTGATTCGGAGAGTTGATCAATCCCTCCATGGTTTTCATAAACTCGCGTGCGTTCATTTCCTTGCTCATGATTTTTCTCCTTTCAATGTTTGTTTACATGTCTTCAAGCACCGCTTCGATGCTGTTTTTCAGATTCGCCATATCGGAATACATTTCGTTTTCCTTATTAGTGCAGTCATCTTCTATGGGAGAATTGTTCAAGAAGAAATCAATCTCCCTCAGCAGATTAGTCAGCCTTTCTTTCATCAGATTCTCCTTTCAAAAGCTCGTCCATTTTACGAACCATTCTTCGCATTGCCCACACATCGGAAAAATACATCATTGTAAACCAGTAATTTTCCGTCGAGTCACCCTCAGCAATAGGTTCTGTAAAGGTGTTACCGACCTTGATATAAGCTGCCACGCCCAGCAGAGAAAGCTGAATATAGCACATCAGAGCCACAATCTCGTCAATATCCTGTGCAACTACCAAAACGTGGTTCTGATAATTCAAATGTTCCTTCTCCAACTGCTTTCTTGCGGCATGAACACCAGCAATCAAAGTGGCTCCCGCGCCACAGCATGAGTCACAGATAGTTATGTAGCCCTGTTCATTAACCTGCTGAGCCACATTATCACCTAAGGCAATTTCCGCCATAAGTTCACAAACGTGATACGGTGTAAAGAATTGCCCTCCGGACTCATTGCCTAAATTGAGTTCCATAAAAATACTGCCCAGAAAGTCCTGTTCCTGGTTTTCTTCCAAGGCCAAGACTGTCTGAGCAGCAAGTTCAGGAAATATCGCCTGTTCCTGTTTATTGTATTTCTTGATGATTTTCATATATCTGGCTTCCCGCTCATCATAATGGAATTTATCCACTGGATTCGAGAGCGAGCAGGCAAACATGATTACGAAATCCCTCCAAATATCCCAAGCTCTATGACGATAGGTAAGTTTTCTGAAAGAATCCAAGAACTCCTTTCTACCGTCATTTTTTCTGGGACTTGTTTTGGGTTTCGGCTCCGGCTTTTTGGGAACTTCTGAATCAACATCTTTGCTCGGCGGTTTGTAGGTCGGCATTGAAATCGTAGGTTTCCATTCCGGAACCGGCTTCATTTTTGGCGAATCCGTCTTAGGCGAAGTGGCAGGCGTTTTCTTTTTGGCTGTGGTCTGCTTCTTCTTTTTCTTCCAAAACGCCATAGTTTCTCCTTTCAAAAATATAAGTCTTAGTTGAATGGAAGCTCGTCCGGGCCCTCCATTTCGGCATACTTTTCCGCAAATTCATCTTCCTCGATGGTGACATACATATTTTTTAAATATGCCTTAACCCCAGATTTCTCGTTCTTCGTTCCTTCCTGGATTACCCAGTTGTAGGGCCGAATGGTCAAATCCACATTACGAATCTCAGCATAGTCCAGAGAGTCAATCGCCTCCTCGTCCAACTGCGTTTTCGTTCTTCTGGTAATCATGAACACCTTTGGTGGGATATTTTCAAAGCTTACCGCGACCTGGAGATAGTGCTTCGGCTCATCGCCCTCATCCTTCGGGGTAAGAACACGGATGTTCCACCCCTCCTCAGCCAATCTCTGGGCCAGTTCCGGGTCGTCAATCACAACACAGAAATTGCGGTTTCCAGCTCTGTTATACTTTCCCTCTTTACCGGAAAAGTTCTGGAAGATGATACGGGCATTCTCCATGATGATGTTGTCGTTTACTCTTTTAGACATAATCGTTCTCCTTTTCTTTTAAAATGGTAAATATTCTTCATCGGGATCGTCTTCCGGCGGATTCATGGAATGGCTCATAATCACATCCGAAATATCATACCCAAGATTGCAATCCATATGGAACTTGTCATTATGAAAATTCGGACAGTCAAAGCACGTCGCGTATTTCATTTCCCCGCAAGGCGGCATCCACGGTGGAACCTCAGAATCAACATCAGCATCGTTGGCACCAAGCTCCTTAATATACGGGTCGTCAGACACGAACCATTCGAAATCGCCATACTCCGAAATAGTCTTAACCGCGTCATCAACCAGCTTGTCATAATAGCTGCGGTCGATATCGTCTTGCTTATCCAGCTCCCGAACCATTTCCGATTCCAGCCACCGGTATCCTTTTGAACCCGTAGCGGCATAGTATTTTCCATCTTTCTCCCGCATCAGGAGTCCGCCGCCGCACCCGTCCTTGATAGGGCAGAACTGTCCGATTTTTCCGATGAAACGATAGCAGTGCCCATCAGCAATAATCTTTCCAAGTCTTTCAAATTCCTGACATTCATCAGTCATCGGATCTTCGAGTTTTGATACATCGCTAAGTTCTTTTAGCAACTTTGCGTATTGCTTTTCTTCTTCAGACACATCTGGCAGCCCTTCGTTCATATCCAAATATAAAGCGCTACTTACAGATTTGGTCTCGCACATATCCTCGAAAGCAATATCTTCTCCACTGAAAAGTTTCTTGAACACATAAGGAACTGCAAACTGGGTACCGGTAGCTGTCCATTCGCCGGCGTGCTTACCATCTTTGTACTTGGCAATATAGACCGCGTCATTCACCAAGCACATCCGGTCGTATGTAGCCTCGTGCTCAAATGTGTACCCATACCGTTTACCATAATCCATAACAAACTGGATAATTTCCGGCGTAGCGTCAGGAATCTTGATAGAATCTGTCTTGATATGGGCAACAGTAAAGCCCCGTTCCTGCACCTCATGTTTGAGGTTAATCATGAACAGAGCTCCTCGTTTAGCTACAATATTGTCTTTGTTTCTCGGATCACGGAATGCGTTCTCGAAAGAGGCAGAAGTAAGGCCGTAAACCGAATTGATTGCTGTCTTCAGAGCATCAGCAAGCTGCTTGGATGTCATTTCACCGTCAATTACTTTCTGGATATACGGTGTGAGCTTTCCATCCAGCATCGTATTGACAATATCCCATGCTTCATGCTTGATGCTTACACGCCCTTCGACAATATCCCGAAATGCTCTTGTGAATTTCACGCCGAATAGGACTTCTGCAATTGCGCTGTGAGGATGCATCGAAGAAATATCCAGTAATGCAACATTTCCGTACATACCCGGCTCAGCATAGACATACCCGCCTTCGCCAACTTCTTCATCGCGATAAGTGGATTTTCCATTTTCGAACTTGTATCCTGGAAAATATGGAAGGAGACTTCCTGCTTCGCCGTGAGTACGTTCCATCATTTCTGGACACGCTTCGGCAAGGAATGAATAGGTTTCCTCGTCCAAATCATGTACCGGTTCTGCCAGGTTTCGGTAATGGAACTGGTCCTGTGGCTTCCTGTTGTTTCCAAATATAATCTTGGTAGTCAAGCTGTTCGTTGTGTCGTTGACAGTCATGTCTGCCAAGTCCGCCAGAATCTGCCTTGCGGTCCAGTCCGCTTTCAAGTAAACAAAGGATGCCTCGGTAGCGATTACATCGTTATCACAGTATTCAGCAACCTTGGTCCAGAGTTCTTCCGGTACAGGCTGGTCCCACGGTAAGCCAAGCTCCTGGTGATGGGTCCCCGCTTTGATGATTTTAATTTCGTCATCGGAAAAACCTTTCTTTTTCAGCTCTTTTTCCGTGACATTCCCCATTTCGATTTCCAGCTTCTTCAGGCTTTTCTTGTTCCCGGCAGAAGCGAAATCATAAACGTCCGTATAACTGACGTTGTAGGCTTCTCCAAAGAAACAGTTTGCACTACCATTGATGATCTTCTGAGACAGATTATAGAGCTGCTCATTGGAATATCCCATAAGCCGGGCATACAGAATATGATTGTCGTACCGGCGGCAGTTAAAGCCCACCAAACGAAACCTCATTAAGTCCTCTATCTCGGATGGGGTTGGGTTAATCATCCGTACAACCGGCTTTCCCTCGCCCTCGATTTTCCAGTTTACAAGAAAGAGGTTGGGGAAGACCTCGACGTCATAAAATATCAGTTTCGCACTCTCATTTTTCACGGCTGTGGATGTGTCGGCGGATTTGAACTGCATCTTGTTTACTAATTTGATACAGTAGTCGGCCTGATGAGAGCTGTTCGCTGCAAATGCCAATACTGCATTCCTCATATCCGTGACATCATACTTCAAGTCACTGGAATATGCATCCTCCAGTATTTTGTAAATAAAGTCGATACTGGGCTTAGTACCCGGATGAATCTCTTTATTGAGATTACGTTTTATCAGTGTTCTAAGCCCTTTCTCGCTTTGAACCGCTTCAAAATTTACCATTTTGTTTTCTCCTTTCAGTGGTAAACCAGAGCTAATTGTCGCGATAGGCAGGTTGTTGCATTTCGACAGTTTCCGTCTTAATGAACTGTTGCCTGTGAACACCTTAACTTCTACGTGGTCGTCATAAATGCGGCTCAGTCTTGCCGGATCTCCCGTATAAATATAATGCAGATGCACTCCACATCCGCTTTTACTGAGCTCCGCATAAGTCGGCGGCCATTTACTTGCTTCTTCTACATTTCTTTCAAAAGATTTATTCCCCTCCTCGTCTGGAATATCGAAATCAATTACGATGTGGTTTTCAGGAACCTTGACATAGTGCAATTGTGAAGTATCCAAAGAGGCTAGTGTCGTTTTGACATTCGCCCATTTTTTTCCAGGCGTACCAGCATCCGTTCCGTATTGGGCTGGGCATGTTTTACATTCCTTGTCGAAAACGGATTCTTGCTCTTTGAACTCGATGGATGTTGGTTTTGTTCCCACAATTTCACCTACCGGATTTTTTTCGGCTTCAAATTTCTCAGTCCGAAATCCGGAATAGTAACTGCGAACCCGCGAGCCATCTTCAAGATTGAACCGTTCCTTGTAGTCCCGAAAATAGTTTTTCAGTTCCTCCTTAAAGATTCTTTGGGAGAATGGAAAAGATACCTTTGCTTCATCGCAGTAGGTCTTGTACATCTCCCATGCTGCTTTCATTGTCGTCCCGTCTTCTTTTTTGAACACGTGGTATGAATCAACAATGAAGTTATAGAAATCATTGGACGCTCCAAGCATGGCAATCGGAATATAATCGTCATACATACCTGGAGCGGATAAATATACTTCCTGACAGTGATACGCAATCGCCCCCAGTTCAAAACCAACCCGCTTCACAATATCTTTGTAATCATTCGGATTCAGTTTGTTGCCTGTTGGCGAAACGTCTATCAATCGCCGAATCAAACCGGATTTCGCGTCCGTAATCTTCACCGGCTTATTTGTTCCCATAAAGAGAAAACACTTGAATCGGTTGGAGTAGGTCGATTTGAACTTTTCGTTCACTGTCATAAGTTCGTGAGAAACCAGACTATTAAGCCTTGTGTTATCTTCGATTCTGGACAGGTCGCCGTCATGCTGAATTGCCACGAGAGGATTGCTCTTAAACGCCTCCAACGCAAAAGAATTACTGGATGAACCCAGTGCTTTCGCATCAAATACCGAGTAATACCCTTCAAAGAGTTGCTGAATGATGTTCAGCACTGTGGATTTACCCGTTCCCGCTGCTCCATATAACACCATGAATTTCTGCAACCGTTTGGATTCTCCCGACACAATCGATCCAATCGCCCATTCAATCTTTTGCCGTTCTTCCTCAGAATATAAAGTTGACATCAGCTTTTCATAGGCAGACAAATCGCCAGCTTCAAGCGGATAATTCAGCTTTTTACTGGCGTAATCTTTTTTATTGGTCTCCGTGTTGGAAAATATAAGTTTTTCATCCAGCATATGAAATGAGTCCCGCATCTGCTTTTGGCAATACTTATGCCAGGAATCAATCATGCCTGATTCTGCATCCCACATATGCAGGACTTTTATATCGGAGTCAAAGCGCCGGCGGTTTTCTTCTGCGTATCTATCCAGTTCGCGGTCAATGAGCTGCAAAGCATCCTGCTCGTCCGTAGACCATAAACCACGTTCCTCAATCCAGATAGCGTAGAAGTCACCACCTCGAATCATCAGATCGGAGCTTTTTTTAATAATGAACTTCGGATAGATTTCTATTACACCACGCTTTGTACTACGTGTTGAAATCATCAAAAAGTCGATCATCGCATTTTTTACTCTCCTTCCGAGCGCTTTAATTCCTTAATCTCATTGCTGAGTTCCTTTATTTTTTTGTTCTGTTCCCGGCGGTCCAATTCCGTCATAACGACATAAGCGGTCATAGCGCAGGCCCAAAGTCCGACATTGCGGTTGAACCTGCTCTGATGCTTAAGCGTGACACGGATTCCCTTGATTGCCGTTTCCGATGACCGTAAACTTCCAAAAATGTAACCAAGCATCTCACACATCAGCCTTTTCCTCCTTTCATGCCCTTGATAAAACTTTTAGCGGTTTCAAACCGCCAGTCATCTTTGCCGCCATAGGTAAATATAAATTCAGCGCCATTGGTCTGCCGGACCCGGATGCTGTTTTTACCGTTTGGAAACCATGTGGCGGCATTCTCACCCGCATAAAGCGGGAAATATAGTTCAAACCATTTATATACTTCGTTGTGAGTCATACAAAAACCTCCCAAACTATACGATTTCATCTAAGTACCAGCACATCTGATACCAGATTTCTACCGTTCTCAAATCCCGTCGGCAGTGTTCCACCGTAAACAGGCCACCCTCTCCATTTCGCTTGTATCTTCGGTCTAAGAATCTCTGGATAATCTCGTCTGCATAATCCTCATCAAATCTTGCATCGGTCATTTTCCGTAAACCGAGATTCTCAATCATACCCCAGAACCATTGTCCGGTCCGATTCCCGATATCCGGATCGTCCATAATATGTTCTTCACAACGAATGGCGAGAGCAATCATCATTTCCAGAACACTACAAGGACTATTGTCTAAGTAGCTTGAAATCATGGCGTTTTCGTATGAATTCTCGTATCCAAACCGGTATCGGAGATCTATCCCATCTTCTTCCCGGTTCCCATCCATTTCAATCGTGTAATTAAAACCCACGTTATGAAGGAACCGTAAAAGTTTCTGATAGGACAGACCTCTGGTATACCGGCGATTGCATACGAGCTGACACATCCAATCGAAGTATTCGCTATTCAGCTCGCTCCTTGTCATCATACCTCCGTCTGATGCGGCCTCTGCTTAATAACGTCCGAATAAGTCCTCTGATCCAGAAGGATTTCGTAGTCGCATTTCAGCCTGTCATTCCTGACAAAGACTGAATCATCTTCATACTCCCCGAAGTGGGCCAGAGATTCCAGACCTACAACATTATCCACATCTTCTACTTTTTCATCATCTTCATCTGCCAGAATCTGGTCTGCATAGTAACTGAGGCTGATTCGTTCATAATCCTCAAACTCGCCAAATTCATCCGGTGAGATTACATAGGGTTTCATCTCCATCGCTTCCTGCTCCTCTTTTTTCTCTCCGGCGCTTGCGTTCGAGTAGTTGGTATATCCTTCCCGTTCCAGCCTTGCAGCGTATTCGGAAATATCCGGTTTTTCTTCCGACTTACCGACCTTTGCTGTCTGCGGCTCAGGAGTGACAATCTCAACATCCGTAGCCGATTCCCGTCTGGAGAATATCTCCTTTACCGAATCAATTTCCTCCTGGGCAATCTGCTCATATTTTTTCTTGGCATATTGCCAGGTCGCTACGGAGCCGACAGCCGCGCCTAAAACAAACATCACAAAACCCGTTGTTTTACTCATCTTCCTCGTCCTCCTCGTTCTTGATTGTCATTACCGTAAGCGCTAATCCTCCGAAGAGTAAGGATACGCTCAGCAAGATACCTCCGGTAATATGTCTTTTTCTTTTTGTATCCAGCACATAATCGAGCATGGATATCAGGTTCCCGATTCCATCCATGATTACTGCTCCTTTCCGCCGGATAACACGGCAAGACCGCCGACAAAACAGATTCCGGCCATAGCAGCCAGTGTGTAAGATACCAATGTTAAAAAGCCATTCATAAGGTTAATCTCCTTTCATTCATAACTTGAAAAATAATGGTGTTCTACCTGGAACATTGGAACGCCGTAATCGCTGTAACAGCCAGCGGTAAAGAATATAACATCGTAGTTTGTCCGAACTTCCAGTTCTTCTTTGACAAGCTGACAAATATCATCCCTCACCTCACAGCGGTCTACACGTCCGTTCCACATTGAGGAAAACTGATATGGTTGATAGATAACATCGTAAGCCGTATCGGGAAAATGCTCCGAATCCATGCGATTAAGTATGGTGTCGATTACCAATCGCTTTCCTTTTTCGCATTCTCCTTCGGCCTCTGCCATCGTTACCAATGCTATCAGCGAAATATCTTCCTCGGATAAAAGTTCTTTCTCTGCAATTTCTTCTGTGCTTGACTCTGAAATATCCTCTATCGGAATATAAGTAACCACCGGCATAGATACCGGAGTGATTTCTATTGCCTGTGAATCAGCAGAGATTTCACTTCCGGCAGAGTGCGTAGTGATTGAAAATATCAGAATCACGCACAAAGAAAAAGCTGAAGCTATTACAGTTATTTTTTTCATGTACGTCTCCTTAAAAATATCCGGCTGCCCTCCTCCAGTCTTTTGAACCGAGCCAAGGGCAGTCTGCCATATCCCGATAGGGATTCCCTGTGCCAACACTATCCAATCCATCCGTCAGTCACATCAGTTCCCAGATGTTTCCGTCTACATTAAAGTCCAAAAGGATGGCCGGGTCCAGACCATTCGCAAAATCGGAATAGCTCAGATTGTCCGCATACAAACCGAAGTCAACATAGTTGTCGCCGATGGGATGCTCCGCATCATAAACCCATCCAACAACCTGACCGGCTTTTGTCGGAGGCAGCCCCAGCATGTCATAAACATCGTTCAGGAAAAGGCGTTTCTTTGCCCTGAGCAAATCATTGGCATACTTTTCCTGTGCTTTCAGGAACATCAGATTGTATTCGTTGTTGCTTTCCCAGTGAGGATTCAGGACGCTGTTTCCGTCTTCGTCCATCGTGTATCTCTCAAAGAATCGGGCATATCCGCTTACATCGGACGGATTGACAACGAAAGCGGTCTTCTTCACCTTCTTTTCTTTGCCGGTTTCCTCATCGATAACGGTCTCGCTTACCTTTTCTGCTTTGATATTGTATTTAAGCTCCCGGTCAATCTCCTTGCCGAAGCGCTCGATAACTCGTTTCCGATATTCCTTGAAACTCTTATCTACGGTTGCATAAGCCGCAGCCAGAGCGACATTCCTTTTCCGAAGAATATTGTTCGATGCCAAAATGCTGGTGATAGATAAAGTGCCAAGAGCCACAGCAGGAGCATACAGCTTGGCAAGTTCAACTCCGGTCTGAAGATAAACAACGGACAGGTCTTTCTTAGAATCCTCAATGGAGTAGTCTTCGCCCGCCTTGGTGACTCCCTTTTCTGTTGCATCGTGAATCTCATCCACATCGTTCTTCGTTTTGTCGATGATTTTTCCGACCTTCGTTGTCGCCCGGCACGCCATGACCGTACTCGCTACAGTTCCGACGATGCCCGCCACAATGAGAATCTCAGGGCTGTGCTTTTTTAACTGAAAGCCGACTTTATTGAAGGTTCCGCTTACCTTCGTCATGATTTCTTCTTTTTTCATGGTTAATTGTTCTCCTTTTCCAAATTTTTGAGATGGTCAATAAGATGCTGCGTGTACCACATGATTTTTTCCAAGTCCTGGATTCCGTTCTTTTTCTTCCAACGGCACGCATATTTGATGATGTTACCGGTATCCACCGCTTCAATACCCTTGAGGTCGAACGTAAACGCTTCTATTGCCTCGATTACTTCTAACCCGGTTTCTGACTGGTAGTGATCGGGATGGGATACCATTTTGTCCCTTGATTCATACATAGCAAATCCCTCCCTAATTCAGCGGAAGCGCTTTAGGCAGCTTGAGAATATAACCGTCTCTTACCCGAACGGGCTTGCATCCGCTGATGTCTGTCCAGCCGTACTTATTCACGGCATAATTGTTTGTTGATACGTCAGCCAAGTCATACAAGTCGCCAACGCTGACCACTCCATACTGGCTGATAATGTCGTTCATAGCATCGAGAACGGACTCAGCATCTCCACGGGTTTCAAATATAATGTCATCATAATCATACCCGCCCCTCGTTCCCGCTGAACGATAATCCCTCCTTCGGTCTGAATCCCGGTCATAGAATTTTCCGTAAGAAACCTTGGATGCCGTCGCGCTTTTCTTGGTGCGCCCTGTCTCACCGTAAAGAATCATATCAATTCCGTTTGTCACGATATCTGAGATTGCTTTCTTTACCGCCGGTACCAGAACCTCCATAATGATATAGGATTTGACATTCCCGACATCCTCGGAAATAAAGATATCGGCAAACTTCTGCATTTCACCTTTCTTTTTTGATTTGGCAGAGCCGGTGATTACTTTCCCTACTTTTTTCTCAGGTAAAGCATCGGATTCTCGCTGTTCTTCTTTGGATTTATGAGAATTCGACTTGTATTCTTCCATTTACGTTCTCCTTTCGTCAGCAGCAATCAGCTTACCCGGCAACGTAATTCTCGTATTAGGAAGCCTGTTGTGCTGTTTTTTAAATTGATACACAAGATTACTCCTTGCTTTTTTCTCAGACACGGCATAGGTGGTCGATTTCCAACGATGCGCGACACAGTTTTGAAACTCCATAACCGGTCCGTCATACGCATACTGGTTCATAAAAACACCTCCTGCAAAAAGGAAAAGGGAAAGCACCTTGTTTCAGGTACTCTCCCTCGTCCGAACCCTGTTTTCTAATCCTTATTCCGGATCTTCAACATTTTCTTCGCTTACGATAGTTGCTTCCTCGAAGTCGTCGAAATCATCCTGCATGACCGTCTGCTTGTTCAGCTTACGGGCCTTGATGCGGGCTATCGTCGGGTCGATGATGTACTTACCAGCCACATAGCCGGCAATAAACACCAATCCGAAAACAGCCGCGGTCTTAAAGCCGCCAGCGGAACTTGCCTTTACGATTTCCTCAGTAGTGGTTTCCATAACCTCTTCGTTCGTCATAATTTCATTAGCTTCCATTTTTGTTCTCCTTTCATAGTTAGAAAAATAGGTGGTTCTTCCATTAAAGCCATTGTTTTTTTCGCGCATTAACCGTTGCTGAAATCGTATCTCGGAGCGATGTGATACTCGATTACAAGGCAAGGCGTTCCGTCATCAGCCAACTGAGAACTGAACGACACATCAATATATCCCTGGTCGATATTCCAGCCGAGCTCATCTCCGATAGAAGTCCCATTCAACCCGATTTCGTAATAGAACTCGTTCAGGGAAATATACATCTCATCCCGCATTCGTAGATTAAGCTCATTGACGGCTTTCTTTATTTTCTCGATATCAGACTTGAAATATCGCCCAGATACCGTATCAAAGCAGAGGGTATTTCCACGCTCAAGAATAACCACCTCGCGATTGCTTACCGGATTCTTCTCGATTTTATCCTTGGCAACCGCGTCGCGGATACTCTGTTCTTTTTTCTCCCCGATGGTTTCCACCACTTTTTCCTGATACTCTTTCAAAGCCGATTCTGAAAGTGTATAAGCTGTAGCAAGCGCCGCTCTGCGCCGTATATTTACTGAACTGGCTCCGATTAAACAGGCTATTGAAACAGTTCCTGTCACAGCCGCCGGAATATAACAAGCCCACGCAGCCTGAACAGTTTCTTTCGGTGTAAGTTCATTTACCTCCAGCTCATCCTTCTTTTCTTCAATGAGAATTAGAGCCTTTGGGGTAGCCCGGACTGCCATCACGGTTGTTGTAATCATCCCGGCAATCCCGATACCGGTTAGAATTTCCGGACTGTGTTTTTTCACGGCAGTTCGCATGTTTCGGATAGCTGCCGCTATTGTTTTTTTGTCCATCGATGTTCTCCTTTCGAATCTGGTCGCACATAAGCGCATCCCCTTTCAAAAATATAAAACCGCCCACAAGGGGCGGCGATTATTTAACCAACCAGAACTCCGGACGAACCCCAACAGAGGCCGAAGCGCCGCCGCAGCTCGCATCGCCAAGGCCGTACACACAGGCGAAACGAGCCGAAGAAACGCTCCTCTTGGTTGCATTGCGAAGCCACCACCAGCACCACCAGTCATCCTCAAAATCACAGACTCTGTTTCCGCGCCGCTTTATAAGCTCGAACTGCTCATCATTATCCGGCTCAAAGTTTTCGTAAAAATCGTCATGGCCGAAAATCTCCCCGTATGTAGGAAGCGTAATCTCACAAATTCTGGTTCTCAGCTTTTCCGGAAATGCCGGAAGAACCGTTTCGCGGAGCCACCTGCACATATCCGATTTGTCGAAACCGCCCTCATTGGTGTTGGTCTCATTCATCGGATGCCGAGCGATAACCTCGTCAAACAGGAAAAGAATTCCCTTGTCTGTCACTCTCTGAGCCGTAGCCGTAAACTTTCCGAAGCCACTCAGCCTAACCGTAATCTGGTCTCCTACGCAAATTTCGTTTGTCTTGAATTGCACCTTTCTTGCTACCTTCATGATTTTTTCTCCTTTCAAATATGCATGTGTTTATTTAATTCATAGCTCGCAGAATATCAAGAATATCTGTGGCTACGTCATGCGCAACTGAAAATATAAAACTGTCGTTTCGTTCGTCATGTTCGATGCCTGAAAATTCATCCGTCCTTCGGACAAATTCCTCTACGACCTCCATTGGCGAAATATCCTGATAGTGTTGAATGCTCTTAAGGATTTCCTCTGCCGCCCATCGTCCATAGCTTCTTTTTCGAAACTCGTACTTTGGCCAATTTCTTCCCGGTTCAAACAAGTCGAACATGTAATCTTCAATTACCGAAATAACTCGACTGTCCATAGGGTCCTCCCGAACAGAAAAGAAGAGTCCCTGTTAGGACTCCTCAATTTCGTCATCTCTTTTGGCAAGTGCTTCGTTTACTTTTTCTTCGATTTTTTCATCCATTTTCTGTTCGTTGACCCAATCGGTTACAAGCGTTGCCGCCACTCCGATCATAGTCGCTGTCAGACCAAGAACTTTAATCAATTTACTTTTAGTAGTCATAAAGCGATTACCTCCTTTTCATAATAGAACTTGCAATTTTTGCGAACTACTCAAATTTGTTAAGTGCCATTGTGTCGATAATGATGCATTCCAGACCGTCTTCCAGAGTTGTTTTCTGATTGTCAAAATCTAACCAATAGGTATCCATTTCTTCAATCATGTAGGTTATGTCCCATCCCATCTCATTGCCGTTGGCAATCCCGTCAATGCCAAGAAACGATAGGTATTCGTTTAAAGAACAGTCGCCCTTCAATGCAAGATTCCGATTCACATGGTATTGAGCGTTTAATACAGCCGCCATCGTCGTGGTAAAATACTTCTTCGATATAAGATCGTAGAAGAGCAGTTGCTCGCTTTCCGGGTCCATATCCATGTTATAAACCTGATAACCCCAATCACTCGAAGCAACTTTCGCGTCTTTTGCCATTTCAGCATGGATTTTGTTGTCGGCTTCTTCACCGTAAACTTTTTTGGCTGCCTGCCGGTACTGTTTGTAGGATTCATTAAGCATAGCGTAGGCGCTTGCCAACGCTGCCTGGTTGCGTTTGTCCATCACGCCAATACCAATGATACAGGTAACAGTCCCAACACCTATCAAGGCTGACGGAACATAACATCGCCAAGTCGTCTGTACAAGCTCTATAGGTGTAAGCTCATCCGTTTCCAGCTCATCTTTCTTGGCTTTGATAATCTGTAATGCTTTAGGTGTTGCCCGTACTGCCGTTACAGCCGTACCAACAACGCCGACGATTCCTAAAGCGGTTAGGATTGTTGGGGATGATCGTCGCAATCCCGTTGTAAATTTGCTCATATGTTTTCTCCTTTCAAATATAAAATTTCATCTTGGAATAACGGCATCCGGATTTAACACCACAATTGAGTCACAGTCCCAGCAATACAACTCAAAATGTAAGTTACCAGAAGCTGTATCTGCATACTCATCCCCGTACCAACAAAGTTCTATTGCATCGATTCCAAGGTGAACGCACTTTTCAAAATCGATAAGATAACAAGAAGCAAGTCTCGAATTCTTAATATAGGGGAGCCTACTAAGTTGTGACGGCGTGCTAATAATCGCAATTTTACTTTCATCTTTCATAACAAATTCGAAAGAGCAGTCTTCATTACATTCTCTAAACCCTTCTATGGCACACCAATTCTTCCAACCAAAAGAAGCATTTTTTCTTGACGCCCAAAGACCACCTTTGGGTTTCACCCAACAAAGTTCGTTTTTTATTGGGAAATTTAAAAGCGGATTAAACTGTGTTGCTCCATAATGAATATAGATTTGCCTATTCATAAATTTTCTCCTTTCATTTTGGCAAAAATAAAAGAGCCGTTGCCGACCCCAAACCTAAGAGAAGCAGATAGGACTCGAACCTATAACTTCCACGGGTACGTGGCGCTCTACCAATTGAGCTACTGTCTCTCCATAATATAGCCTGTAAATTTCGCGTAAAAAGAAAAAGAGCCGTTGTCAGCGGCCCAATTTCCTTTAACTCAAACCAATCTTTTTCAGAATCTTCACGAGTTCTTCCTTTTCCAGTTCAGCATCTACATCCAGATGAACATGCGTCTTACCATCGGTAATCGTGGTTTTTATCTCATTAAGCTGAATATCAATATCATATCCGAGCTTTTTTCGTAACACCATCTTTACCAGTTTTGAAATCATATTCGTTGTGAATTTAGACACGATCTTCATTTCGTCCATACTCCTTTTACTCCTTTCAAAATCTGTTGATTTTTCCATAAAAGGAGCTGTAAATTTGGCGTCTAAATATCACGTCGGTCAAAGACCGTCTCCCATCGTTCTCTCGCAATTGGCTTCATCTTCAACGCCCACATAATCTGTCGGACGGTAACAGTAGGGTAGAGACCATCTTTACATTCTCCAGCTCGTTCGTCAAAGTATTTCTTGAATCCCGGATGCAAATATAAATCATCTGTCAGCCAGGGGTCAACCTCACTCCACCACGTACTCTTTGTTTCAGAATCATATCGCTGCTGAATAACGGCCAATCCTTTATCGCTAATCTGAAAGAGAGTACAACTGTTGTAAACCGGATGTTCACAAATATAAAGTTTGCCATACATGGAAAGATAAATAGTAGGCTTTTTGTAATGGTATCTCATATCAGCCTCCTAAAAGCAAAAGAAAGAGCCCTCGTCAGGACTCCCTCTTGTGTTGATAATTCTTTAATCGTCAAATATTTTACATGACGTTTTGCAATGCGGATACGGACCTCCACAGGCTCTGCATCCCGCCGGCGGAATATCGCCTCCATAACTCTTATGTACGCTTGATGTCCATTCCACTTCTTCGTCATCTTCGTACTCATACTCCATTTCATCTACTTCCCATCCACATAATGGGCAGGCGTAAATATCACATCCGCCGTTTGGATTTTCCCTGCGTTCCATTACAGCCCCACATTTGTTGCAAATCGCATACCCGTTATTCAGGTATTCTACCAATTCCATACCTTCGGGTCTGATAATTTTTTGGCTCATAAAGTCATTACCTCCTTGATAATCTGAAAGTAACGGTATTATTGTACGGTTACTCTCTGTATTAAGTCAAGAGATAAAGAGCTCTTTTGCATCTCCTTTCCATAATAGGGGCTGTAAAAATCACGAAGAAAAAACGAAAAGGACATGCTTTTCACACGTCCTCTCGTTCTGAAACTTTCAAATTCCTTATTTCTTTGTGGGTCTAAAACGGTTAAATAATCCTCTGAATGTTGTTGAGGTGTATGTTCCGTTCTCCTCGAACTTAAATCCCCTGCGCATCCATACCGCATAGAACATCAACGGCAGCACCAACTCAGCCGCGGCTATACCCAGCTTGAAGTATCGGTCTTTGACCTGCTCGGCTAACTGGTTCTTCTTGAATTCATCATCGTTTTTACGATTTTCCGATTTCTCCTCAAAGTCCAGTGCCGTTTTAGTCTCATCGACCCTCAGCTTGTACAGCGTTGCCAGATTTTCTGTTGCCGTCAAACGTTCTTTGCTCCCGAATGACAGAGAAGATAATGCTTCGATTTCCGCTTTAATCTCCTCATCCAACAAGTTGCGAATTTCTTCCATTTTGTTTCTCCTTTCATTTGGTTTTATCAGTTTCCATAAAAGGAACTGTTATTTCTGCGAAATATAATTTTTGAGGTTGACTTTCAGGATTACATACTTTTTGGATGCTACGGTATCTACGTCCTTGGACAGCTCCAGAAACATAAATGGTCCATCCGGGTCGGAGGTATCAATCCGCAGAGTGCCAATATCCAAAGGTCTAATGATAATTCTGGTTATAATCGAGCCAACCACAATGCCGATTGCGAGGATAATTACAAGTTCCATAGAGTTCTCCTTTCAAAATGTTTTTCAGAATTTTCCACCCGGGAATTTTTCAGATATCAAAATACCACGTTTTTCCGTCACCTGCGTACTGGATTTCTAAGCTAGGATAAAAAGAAAGAGCCATTGCTGGCTCAGTCTTTTAAAAGTCTTGTAATAAGGTATTCTGTTCCGATAATCCCCAAAATGCAGATGCCAATCCACGGGATAATCCCTGCTATGTATGGATTTTTGATTTTCATAAAATATCACTCTCCTTTCATAAAGGGAGCTGTTATTTCTGCGAACCCCCGCCTTCATAGACGATTTTCTTCCTCAAATCAGACCATGAAATATAACGTTCTTTCCTACAGACTGGACAGAAAAACTTAATCACCTTGCCGCCGATGTCTTCCAAATCCTGACTATCTGCTTCTAACCGGCTTTGACAATTCGGACAGTTAAACCGATAAACTTTTTTCACCGCAACATCCACAATCTTCATATCAACCACGCTCCTTGTTTAGCAGCCAGAAGAATCGTCTGTACAAATCGTAATAGACATCCTTGCAGCATGGGATATCTAATCTAGCTTTCAGACAGTCATAAGAGATGCCATTCGTAACAGCCTGGAAAATATAAGTTCCAAGCACTGCGTCGGTTTCTTCAGCCACCAGTTTCACCAATTCCATTCTGTCGGAGTAAAATATCCTCGCTTCCGCACATCTTGCTGTCGGATCGCCAAGATGCTGCTGACCTGAAAACAAAACTAAATCGGTTGGTCTCTTGGCCAGCCCGTCCAAAGCTAAGTATGCTTTTTTCCAGATAGGGTACTGGAGACAAAAATGCTTAAGCTCGTAATACCGATGTTTTTCAATCCAATAGGGATTCTTCTCAGACAGCTCCGGTCGTATCATCGTTCCCATCAGCGTTTCTCTCCTTTCCATAAATAGCCCGTTTCTTCGTAGAGGAGCTTCGGAGAAATATAGAAATTGATACGTCCGTACCTCGAATTCATCTCCTCAATGTTGGTTACAAGTTTGCCGTTTCGAGTGGCCTTTCCAATCGGAAGCCATCCGGATATAATTCCAGCTCTTACCCATGATGCATCCTTGCCGTACACTCTGGCCGCAACGGCCACCGGCACCGAACCCGACTCAAATATAATTTCTTCCATTGGCTCTTGCCTCCTTTCAACGGCTATTCTAGGATAAGAACGGCTTTTAGTAAAAACAACCTCGGTGGTATAGCCGCAAAAAGAAGGAGTCCTTGTTAGGACCCATCTTCGATAACCGATTCGTATGTTTCGCTAAAAAACTTTTCGAGATTTTCTCCGCCAATAATAACTCTGTCATCAACAGTATTTATTCTTATTCGGTTTCCAATTAGCGCTGACACAACTCCTATAGACGCTAAAATTAAACCTCCGTTTGTCATATACTGTCCTACATTATAAGTTTTCATATCGCAGATAAAACTTAAAACCTTAGTTTTCATATAAATCACACTCCTTTCATAAAGGAAGATGTATTTTTTGCGACAGCCACCGAATCATAGTCATCTCACAAGGATAATCCTCATATCCAATCGTCTCGCAAGTAATAAGTCCCTCTATCACACCTTGGATAATTTCCGCCTCATACTGTTTGTATGGAAAAATATCATCTGGAAGCTCTCTATGTAAATGTCCACATTTGATACAGCGTAATCTCCGAACCTTAATCCAGCTTGTACTTCTTCTTTTTGTCCGTATAATCCTCGGAACGCTGTCGTAGTATTTCAATGCTCCACCACAATCAGGACAGGTTGATTCGTCATGAGTAACCATATACATCACCTCCAGAGTGAAAAAATTAAGTGTAGGAGTAGTTGACAATTCCTACACTATGATATATGATTACTCATGGCAAATCAACAGAAACTCAGAGATTTGTCAAGAAAGGAGTGAGCGCACCATGCTGATGCAATGTCCCGAATGCCAACTACAAGTAAGTGATAAGGCAACCTACTGCCCTCATTGTGGCTATCCGATGCAGCCGGACATAAAACCAAGAAAGCCTCGCAAATCCAACAAGCGAAGAAGACTGCCAAATGGATTCGGACAGATAAGCGAAATCAAAGGAAGAAATCTTCGGAATCCGTTTCGTGCTATGGTTACAGTTGGAAAAACTCCGACTGGACGGCCTATTTGTAAGCCGCTCAAACCGGAGTCGTACTTTCCCACTTATAATGATGCCTATGCTGCTTTGGTCGAATATAACAAGAATCCGTATGATTTAGAGCCAGCCATAACAGCAAAAGAACTCTATGAAAAATGGACAGAAGAGTATTTTAAGACTCTGAAGAACGATGCGAGCGCAAGAGCCGTTACCTCTGCCTGGGCATATTGTTCATCGGTTTATGATATGCGGGTAATGGATATCCGGGCACGCCATGTAAAAGGTTGCATGGAAGAAGGCGTAGCCACTGTAAGGGGAAAAGAACAGAGGCCAAGTGCATCCATGAAAAATAAAATTAAGTCCTTGTTCAACCTCATGCTGGATTATGCTTTGGAATATGAGATTGTCGATCGCAACTACTCCAGAAGCTTCAATCTGACGGAAGAAACCATCAAAGAAATCCAGACAGTTAAGAAGGAACACATCCCGTTTACGGATGAAGAAATTGCATTGCTTTGGGAGCATGTGGATGATAAACGGTATGTTGACGCAATCCTGATTCAATGCTATTCTGGATGGAGACCGCAGGAACTTGGATTGATAAGGTTAGAAGATGTTGATTTGGAGAATTGGACTTTTAAAGGCGGTATGAAAACAGATGCTGGTACTGATAGAGTTGTTCCGATTCATTCAAAGATACAATCATTGGTTCTCAGAAAATATAAAGAGGCGGAATCCCTGGGGAGCGAATTCCTTTTCAATTGCACCGATCCGGACAGCAACCAGAAAAATATAAAGTTCACATACAACCGGTATCAAAAGGGATTTACAAGAATCCGTGATGAACTGAAGTTGAATCCAGACCATAGACCACATGACGGACGAAAACATTTTGTGAGCATGGCAAAAAAATATGGCGTCGATGAATACGCCATCAAATATATGGTCGGACATAAGATTTCTGACATCACTGAAAAAGTGTATACAGCAAGAGAGTTTGATTGGCTGCGAGAGGAAATAGAAAAAATAAAATAGAATGTCTTTTGTGTAGGAATGTTGGTATAGGAGTGGTGCAGGAATAATATACGATTTACATACATTTCCCTGCTTTTTACCACTTCTAACCGCTTTTAAAAGTATTGATTTTACTGGGTTTTTCGCCAATAGCCAGCTTAGGAAGTTTCTATGATAGAAACAAAAAATCCAGCATTTTCAATGCTTTCATCGGTGAAGTGTAGGAATAGTCAAGAAATAAACGACTTTTCTACACTTTCCGATACACCATTTTACCCTTTATTTCAGAGCCGGAAATATCTTCGATGTTGTTCCTATTCAAATCCTGAAGTGTATCATAAAAGCACTGTTCGTCCGGATAATTGTTGAACAACGTTCCGGTAACTATTGTACCATTTGCCATGTGTGCGGTGCAACCCTTGAATAATGTATCAGGAGTAACTGTGTCATTCGTGAGGTCAATTAGAATCTCTGTACCGTAAACGACCTTATTTACAGCCATCTAATCACCCCGCAATCGTTACCGTTGTACCTCCTGCTGAATTAGCAGACTCAACGTAGGCAATAGGATTTATCACAACCTGAGACAGATAATCGACCCCATCATCAGGAAGGATTGTTTGCTTTACTGTAGAAGGTGTCACCGTCTTTGCCTGCGCTGTAACATTCGAAGAAGGCTCACAATCACCCTCTATTCCCAGAACGCTGACACCCTTCTTAATATTGCCGGGAATGAGCTTGGCCTTTTCTGTAGCATCAAGCTGCACCGTTCCTGAGCCGTCGTGATAACCAATGGGAATCGTATAGACCGCATCTTTGTCCGTAATCGCCTCGGTAACGGCTCCGTTGTTCTTCATAGTACCGGAAACTTTGTTACCTCTTGCATACGCTATTTGTCCGTTGAGGATTTCAGCAGCGGTTGCAGTAGCATCCGTAGAATCCACATCAAACAGGCAAGTGCCTTCGATTACTTCACCGCTCTTGTCGTGGGCAGTATAACCGGCCAGCAGTTTATCTTTTGTAACACTGTCACCGGTCAAATCAATCAAAGTATTGCCCCCGTAAATCACTTTATTGATCGCCATTTGCATCCACCTCCTTTGCAATATAAGCGGTCGTGCCGTTGGACTCGTTGCTGGTTTCCCAATAAGGAACCTCCGTAACCAAAATATCCTCCTTCAGCACCTTATTTGCGGTGTTCAAAATTTGAGAACCGGATGCTTTGGGAACGACCTTATAATCCCCGGAGTAAGTGTCATATTCCCTTGTCACGCAGATTGACCCATTCAGACTTTCAATCCCTGAAAGAGTCCCTTTCAGAACAGATTCGCCCGATATTTTTCCGCTTAACGAATCCAGCGCCCGTATACCGCTCATATCAGCACACCTCCTCCGTTATTTTAATTTTAGAGGCAGTGATGAACGTATCCACTTCTCCGGACTCCTTCGTCAATTGGACATCGTACACATAAGTTCCAAAAGCGAGGTCTTTTGTATCTTCCGGGTTCAAAACCAGTTTCAGCGTATCAATCGGAATATCTTTTACCAACAAAGTATCTTCATCCGTATAGTTGGCTTTCATCGCGAAACGAACAGAATCCCCTTCGGATGGTACATATGGATCTCCATTTGATTGGCTAATAGCAATCTGAGCCATGAAAGTGTCGCCTCGCGTAAGAGTAATGGTTGTTCCGGAAACCTTATAGCTCATAGCTCTCCTCCATTTCTGTCTGGCAATCGAAAACGGCTATACCCTCTACAATAATAAAAGCCGCCCACACACGATAGGCAGCGAATCATAGACGAGTATAGCCGTAAAGATTGCGTTTGCGATGTTACTTGGTGTCCTTGTTGTAGTTTGCAGCGCTGATTCCCAGAAGAACGCCCAGGAAAGTGTCAACAGCCGTAATGGTACCGACTACCTGCTCGCCACAGGGCAGACCCCAGATGCCGGCCAGAGCAAAATATAAAGTGCCGGCTGCCGGAAGCAGATACTGCGCAATCCATTTCAGGGTATCGTAGGTTTTGTTACTCATCTTCATGATTTGTTTCCTCCTTAAAATCCAAGTTGTTTAAAAATATATCCGAGAATGATTCCGATAATGGCGGTTACTGCGTAACCAACTACTTTCCGCCACATATCTCCATCCCGGCTTTCCAACGTTTCCAAACGTTTTCCCTGAGAGACCTGTTCTTTTAACATGTTCTCCATGTTTAAAGCGAGTTTCTCCACAGAGGTGCTGATAAAAGCGACCTGTTTTACGGTTTCTTCAAGAACTTCCAAACGATGATTCTGCCGGTTGTTCTCGTCTTCTAACCGCTTATTTTCCGCATCCATGCTGCGTCGAAACTCGTTGTGTTCTTCACGAGAAATATAATCTCCTTCCATGCTTATTTATTCCTCCTTATCAAATATAACAAGCTTTTTCCCAACAATTGAAAGCGTCTTATCAAACAAGTCTTCATACAGCGTTATAAGATTTTTTCGTTGTTATCTTGATAAAAGCTTGTAGAAACTGCCCATCCAGCCTCGGAACATATTCTCAATATTCTCGTATGGGATTTCTCCATTAGCAACTTTTATAGCCAGTTTCTTTAGCTTTCTGCGCATAGTCGTAACCCTATCCGGGTTGATTCTTTTAATGATTTTTCCATCCTTGGTAAGTGTGTATTTCACTTGCAGGAATTTGTATGTGCTGGATATCTTAACGATGCGAGTCTTCTTCTCGTTGATGTGAATACCCAGTTCTTTGGCGATTACACGAATATGCTCAAGCAAGTCCACCAATTCTTCTTTGCTTGGATTCATGATGTACCAGTCATCCATATAACGACCGTAAAATTTCTGGCTTCTTACATATTTCACATAGTTGTCAATACGGTATGGATAATAAATCCCGATGACTTGTGAAAGCTGATCGCCAATGTTTACCGATTTTTCCATCCACTTCTCGCCGGTTAATTGTTCCTTTGGTATCTCCCTGTAATCCAGCTTATTAAAAGTGTCGGTCATACAATTGGCGTATTCTTCATTTGTCATGTAAGAAACATCAATTTTGAACCCGTCAAATATAAGTGTTAGAAGCCAGTCAATAAACTCGTCATCATCAAAGAGTTTTAACAGATCCCGCTTCGCTATCTCATGAATGATATTGTCGTAGAATTTTGAGAAGTCTCCGAACAGAATCCATCCTTCGTTGCCATACCGCTTGTAGTACCGTCGGAGATGCACCTCAAAACGCTCTCTTTGGTGCGAAATTCCTCTGTCTTTGATAGAAGCGCCGTTATCATAGATAATATGCTTCTGAACCTCCGGCAATAAAATTTCATCGCATAAAACATGGCGGACAATACGGTCCCTGATTCGGATACTTGAAATAGGTCTTACTCGGCCCCGTTCAGACAGAGAAAACTCTTCAACAGGACCATTTTCCAAAGTCCGGTTAAGAAGGTCTTCCTGGATAGAAAAGATGTACCTTAGAAAGTTCATCATGAACTTCTGCGTCGTTTCTTTCCATTTACTACCTTTTACGGAAGCCTTGTAAGCCCTATACAAGTTGTTGGCGTCAGACAAAATCTCTTCATACGTCATAATTATTCACCGTGATAGCAATACTTACCGTAGTAAATTGCGTCCAGCTTTGTCATTTATCCTTGATGGAAAGGACAACGTCTCCTTCTCAGTTGGTTAGACAGAGAATCCGGACGAACCCCAAGAGAGTTCGAAGCGTTGTTGTAGTTCGTATTGCCATTGTTGTTCACATTAGCAAAATTAGCCGAAGAAACGACGCGATTTAGACATTGCCCTGTAAGTATGCTTTGATTTTGTTGTCACGCTGACGCCATTTCTTTATCAAACCGATTTCTCGGTCGATAGCATTAACATATCTGCCATAGGTATTAACGTCCACCTCGAAGATTTCCACGATTCGCTGAAGCTCTTTGAGAATCTGCTCGCAATTTATAATCGCATTGTTCTGATAGTCCCGCCGCTGTTCATACTCACGCATAGAAGTGGGATAAGTCGAATTAGCCGCCCTTACGTTGCTCGTCAATTGGGATGCCAACTGATCGATTCGATTTTTGAAATTAGTCATCAAATATCGATACTTCGCAAAGTCTTCCGTCTCATCCTTTCCATAGGCATAACGGACCCGTACCAGATGGTCTAAATCTTTTACCCCGAAACTTCTCTGCATGAAGTCAAGCAGCATGTCATGTAAATCTATCGAGAAGGTAATGGCCTCAAATTTGGATTCCTTCCGTTTACTTGCCAGAACGCTCATCAATAAGCGACTCCGGTAATCTCAGCAAACTCTTCCTCGGTAATCCAGCCCTTTACTACGGCATTACGAACGCGGGTCAAATCCCACAGCTTCCTGTTGAAGAAACCCTTTACTTTGTCGTAATTCTTGCTATGTTCCATGGTGCTCTCCTTTCTTTTCTTAAAGCTCGACGTCGCACATCATAGCGAGATATTCGAGGTCGGACTTGAGCTTTGCCTGTTCCAGTTCTTTCTGCGGAATATCCCGAAGGACAAACCACGACTTTCCATCAACGGTCGTTACCTGTACCAAATCCATGTTCTCATGAATTTCTTCATTGGTTCCGTCGCTGATGATAACCGGGGAACACATTCCGTCAAAAATGGAAGCGTCAACGGCCTCCCCGGAAATGAAATTGTTTCCGTTCATGGTAAGATTGTCAAGGACAGTTCCGTCGGCAAGGGTGATTCTATAAGTTTTCTCATCCATTTTGATTCTTCCTTTCACTAATTTTTTTCTGTTATAACACAAAAGCTCGTCACCTGAGTACGGTGTTTTCTTCCGGAGCAAGGGGGCACGAGGCCCCCAGATTCAGCTAACCAACCAGACCGAAGACCGGACGAACCCCAAGAGAGAGCGAAGCGACGACGCAGGCCGTACCGCCATGGCTGTCCACATGAGCAAAACGAGCCGAAGAAACGACGTCTCTCAGCCACTGAGTCTGTCTCTGCGGGTTGATAAATCTCGGATAGAGCTTCATCAATGCCAACTGGGTCTTGTCGATGGTGTAACGGTACGGAACTGTTGAACCATCTCCGGCGGGAGTATGTACATAACTCCCATACATCATAATCTCGTTCGGCAGCTCAACGGTAGAATCATACCAGGCGCCGGCAGAAGGATAGCCGTTATTCACAGCGTTCACCAGTAATTCCCTGTGAGTGAGAATGTTAGTAGAACCGAAAGCCGAATTCACCAAAGTTTTTGCGTTCGCCAGGTTAGCCGTATACATCTGCGAGCCGACATAGCCGCCAGTAGTGATGTTGGTTTCATTCATCTTGGCGCTGTACAGTATGGCGTCCGGCATGATTACCAAATGCGGCGTCGTGCAGGCAGTATCACCGTCGTTCAGCCAGTAGTTGATATCGACGATTCTCCAAATCCTGTCTCCGATGCTCCAATAATCCCCGATGAAGAACCCCTTGAATGTCCCGGCCTTAATCTGGGCTTTCTGAGCCGTTGTCAAAGCTGTTCCAAGATTCTTTCCACGGAAAATATTCCGGCGCTGCTCCACAGAGATGACAGCATCCAAAATCCCCCAGAAAGCATCGTTGACCGTAATGCCCTTATTGCCGTCCGCAGCAGAAACCATCAGCTTGTCCGTCGCAGAAACCGACGAAACCTGGGTGAGCTGCGAGACATCCATCTTGGCAAGATAGTCCTGGGAAGAACTAACCGCCACGAGTGCCGCAAGCAAATCCCTTGCGAGAATTGTTTTTGTCCCGCCGTCCCCGTCCACAAGCAGAACATTGTTGGCGAGGAGCTGCGTTACTTTTTCGTAGTCTGTAATTTTCATTACTTAATCCGCCTTTCTTTAATTTCTAACAAATATAGCCTGACTGAAAATCGGGTTGTTCCCGCTGTCAAGAATTTGTTCGGTTGAATAAGACCGACCGTTCAAGCCCCTGGAATCGCTGTCTTTTACAGCATCCTCCACCGAGTCTAATACAGAATATAAACCTCTTCTTGCATTATCTCTGAGGTGTCCGGACACTTGAAATTCTTTCGGTATGCCTTCCATGAATTTAGCCAACAGGTCAGAGTAGGTCCGGCTCTCAATTGGATTCTCATTGTTATCCATAACCGGATTCTTCTCCGCATCTGTAATTGCTGATAAGAACACAAAGACGTTATCAAACATAGGCTCCTCCTTTATTTCGTGACAAATATGGTTTTGCCTCTGATGACATCACCTTTATCATCAAGGAGCTGCTCTGTCTGATCTGCCTCCGGATTGTTCACATACAGCCATGTACCGCCATCGGTCAGAATCTGATAAACAGTGAATTCGTTGGCGAGTCCGTCAAACGCCCGTTCAATAGCTACTAACCGTCGTTTTACATCTTCGAGTTCTTCGTCTACATCAGACCCCTTTTTGACAACGAACGTAACCCGTTTTCCCTCAATCGGCTTATTATCGCCATCCAGAACTGATGAATCGGAAGAGTCGTTAAGGCTGTCATAAATTGAGTGGGTGTTTGTAAGCTCATTTTGAAAATCCACAAGCTTATTTATCCGTTCATTGAGAACGACAAGTTCGTTGGCAAATGCCGAAACGTCCTCTCCATCAATGAGATCCTTAATGGAGTCCCACCAGTCCCGGAAGTCCTTGTCGATGGAATTCTTCCAATCAGTGAACTCTTTGGTATTAGCATTCACATAATCGTAGAACCAACCACTCCAAAGCGCTTTCCAATTAGTATTCGTCTCCTGCATTTCGGTGGTCTGGCTACTGAAAAACTCCTCCCACTGATGTTCCCAGTTCAGATAGGCTTCCTGAATCTCCGTTGTCTGAGCTTCAAACCATATCCTCCACTGGTTTTTCCAGAAAGAGCTGTACTCCGTGAAATCATCCGTTACAAGCTTTTTCCAGTATGCCAGCTCCCGGCTACTGTTATTGACGTAGTCGTAAAACCACTTTTGCCACATATCTTTCCAGTAATCAGCAGTGTCGGTGATTTCATTCGCATGTGCGTTATAAAACTCCTCCCACTGATGTTCCCAGTTCAGATAGGCTTCCTGAATCTCTGTTGTCTGAGCTTCAAACCATATCCTCCACTGGTTTTTCCAGAAAGAATTTGCAGACTCCATATCGGCAGTCTGAGCACCATAGAACGCTTTCCACTGGTCTCCCCACTGCGCCACCAGAGCATCGATTGACATCTTTTCAAGCGGAGCCGTAACAAACGGACACGCCGATGTACCGACACAGTTTGTAATGTTCGCCTGCCTGATTGCTGTCACGCCGGCATTCACACGAATATAGGCAAGCGGGTACTGCCAGCGGTCATTCGTCTTTATCAGCGTCGGATTCTTCGGGCTGGATGCGGGAGTCCCTTTGACAATCTTTATCGAATTTGCCCGCACCGATTCCCTGGCATCGACTTCCAACACAACCGCGTCAATCCGGTTCAGAATTACTTCCGATAAGGGAAGGGTCAGAGGCAATAGGGCGTCGTTCAATGTCCATGTGTGATTAAACCATGCTCTGCCGATTCCGACATTCACCATCATGCCTTCAGATTCCTTAACCATCATGCCGGTGCCGTAATGCTGCAATACACCGTCCCGGATAATCCCATCAAAAATACTGGACATCTGAATTGCATCGTATCTTCGATCACGGTTTTTGGAATTGTAAAATCCATAGGTAACACTCATTATTCATCGCCTCCTTCCGTTGTTTTAAATGTCGGGTATACAGATGCACCATCGGAATCTTCAGTCATAACGATTTCGACAATCCGGGCTTTCGTTTCATGCCCATACTCGTTCGCAATCTGAACGACATCACCATTGAAGAAATCTTCACCGTATTTGAACATAACGGTGGTTTCCACTTGGCCCTCAAACGATGTGACATCCGTATTCTCCGCTAACTTTTCTCTCCCCCTTTGTTGCAGCAATGCCGTATATTCAGCATCGGTTAAGGTGACATCGTTGCCGACATCCGAAGAAATATCTCTTGCATCTGTAAAAAGTTCCCGGCGGTTCAAACCGCTTCCGCCGCCAACCGTCGTGTATCTTCTTGCAGAACCTTCTCCCTCCCCGCCAACCAGCGTAACGTTTTTCAACGCTGACTTTGACTCAACATAATTACTGTTGATGATGTTTTCGAAATTGGGGGAAAAGACCACATATGGATTCGCAGTCTGGTCATAAGACCTGTCAACACCGGCATAAAGTTTAAACACGAACTGCTTTTTATCATTCAGTGTAATCTTGAAACCGATATTGCGTTCACTGCAAATCTTGTTTATCACATCGTATAGATTGTCCCCCGTATACTGAGCATCAATTGTCAGCTTTGTAATCGCCGGGTTCGTAGATGCTTCAAAAATGAAATTGCTGATACGGCGGTTGCTGTCGGAAGGGGAGATGATGTTTTCGTTCAGAAGTGTCCGGATTCCATTTTGAAGATTTCCTCTTATGGTCCGTTGCCTCCAGACAATTCGCCTGTCCAAGATAGATTCCAGCGACCGCCCGGTTACGGTGATATGATTTCCGTCCTCGGAATCCGAAGTGATTCTTATCTTTTCAATAATCATACAATGCTCCGATTCCCGATTCTGCAAATAGTAATCCTGCCGTATGTAGCTGAGAATCGTGTTTGTCATAGAGGTAAAGAGTTCGAAATCTCCATACTCGTAATACCGGTCTGTCCAGATAAAGGACTCATACACATCCACGATGGAGACAGCATCCAGATTTGTGTTTAAAACTATCAAATCCATCGCTATACCCCCTCATAAATGATTCGATTCTCTATCTTGAACTGTAAATTACTGCTTCCTTCTTCTGCCGTATACGCAAACACGTTGTCACCTTTTGCAAGCTGAAACCAGTCAGCTTCTTTATCCAGGCAGTTTAGAATATTGGTTGTTTTTCCGTTTCGGAGAAGGGTAATTGACTTTTTCCCTTTGACGGTACAGATAGTGATTTCATCGCCCGCCACAATTCCGGAACCCGTAAAAGCCTTCATCTTGTCAGTGTCGATACGCATAACCTCACGGGTTCCAGTATTGTATATGGTGATGTTTCGTGCTTCACCGATGGCATGAATTGTAATCGTCACACCAATCTCAGCATCTCCGCTGTACACAACTGTTTTTTCCATCTGATTCTGGATCTCGCCCATTTCCAGCAAGCATTCATACAGAGATTCGTTGCTGAAAGGAAATTCAAACAACGGCTCCACACCATAGAAAATAGTAGTATTAACCCCATCTTCCCCGGCAGAGTAAAAGAAAGGATTCGGACATACAATGGAGACATCCGAACCCTCATCTTTACTGAATATATCCGGTTCATTCGATTCGGTATATCCGTCAATTTCTGCTGAACGGTTGTCCGTTTCAATCAGCAGCGTAAGTTTTTTCTTTATCGGAAAATACTTATACGATAACTGACGCACATCCTCAATCGAATCTTTCCAAAGATACTTCAAGGAAATGACTATGTTCCGTTTCTGGAGTCTGGCAGAATTGAACAAATCCCCGTCATTTGTAGCAATTTCGGTGGTATTGATGTTCGCCTTTCCAGACCCCAGACCGGTTACAGAGGTAACTACGAAACCGGATTCCTCCGGCCTCGCAAGTACCAGTTTAATACTATCGCCAAGATAGTTTGTCACGGTGATTGACTTAATCACGCTTTCACCATCCTTTCCATCGCCGAGAACTGATTCTTTGTCTGCCGATAAATCTCAACTCTCGACAGTGCCTTAGGCGAATAGTTGTTTTGAGTAAATGTGAATGTGCTTCCTGAATTCGGAGAAGTTTCTCCATTTTGAACATCTGCGGTTTCCTGCTGATTCATGCCTCTGCTGATGGACAATGCCTGCGTTCTGCTGAACATAGCATTCAATCTGTTTGTCCCAGCTTCCACATTTGACAAATCAAGCACTGGACGAATGGTCGGCTGAGCATCAATGTCACTGTCAATGAAATCTTTGACCTTGGAGATTGCATTACCAAGTCCCGTTCTTGCGGCTTTCGCCATCCCGGAGCCGGCTTTGTATGCTTTCTCGGTGTAATCGCCAATCGCATTTACAAACGCCACGCCGAAGAAATCGCCAATCCGATAACCAACCTTTGAAGGAGAGTGTTCGTCAAGTTCTTCCTCCGCAGCCCTAGCAGCCGCAGCCGCCATAGCTCTCGCTTTCGCCTCAGCTTTGTATGTATTTTCACTGATACCTTTTGCAAATCCATCCACGAGATAGGAACCCGCATCGTAGAATTGCCCGTAGTAATCCCTAATCCCAGAGATAGCCCCGCCAAGACCAGAGGTAAATGCACTCTTTGCATCTGCATCCTTACTCCTTACCCCGGCGATGAATTTCACCATACACTGTTCGCCAGCGCTTTGAAACTCCGAATACTTATTCTTAATCGCAGTCAAACAACCGCTGATGATGTTGGTAAATGTGTTTCTGGCATCCACATCTTTCGCTCGAACACCCGCAATAAACTTCACCATCGTCTGCGTTCCAACTGACTGAAACTCCGAATACTTATTCTTAATCGCAGTCAAACAGCCGCTGATGATGTTTGTGAATGTACTCCGAGCACTGTTATCCTGGGTTTTCACCCCGGCAATAAATTTCACCATCAGGGTAGAACCAGCAGTTTGGAAATCCCGCTGCTTTGCGTTGATAGCCGTAAGTACCGCCTGAACCAACGCTGTGAACGTCGTTGTCAACGTGCCTTTCTTGGCGTTTGCAGCATTCACAAATGTTGTCAGCATATTAGATGCAGCCGCTGTCACCTTTGAATTTGCGTTGTTGAACGCATTGATAAAGCCGGTAATTCCAGCTTCTCCGAGTTTCGTCAGTGCAGAACCGAACGATGTCATTCCGCTGGTATCCAATCCAGCCATACCGGTTGCCATATCAACCAATCTGTTTGTCTGCGTAATCACGCTGGATAACAGTCCGGTATCAATGCTGCTGATATAACTGTAGTAGGAACTGAAATACGATCCGAAAGAACTCATATCTTTACCGAAATCAGCAAGCGTTTTGTCATCGGAGAACCAGCCGCCTTCTTTTGGCAAGCTCTTTTGAAGCTCGACAATTGAGGTTGCAGCATTCGTGGTTGATGTCACGATACCGGCATCAACATTTTTCATGTAATCAGAGTATTTTGAAAAATTCTCGCCAAACAGTACCAGACTTTCACCAAACGCTCCGATATCGTTATCTCCGGTAAACCAACTTACAACACCACCCGTATTCGGTAATGTGTTCGCCAACTCGACTAAAGACTTTCCTGCTGTTGCGGAGTTTGTTATAGCGTCTACGTCAATTCCGGATATTGCATCCGAGTAAGACTTCATCGCTTTTCCAAACGGAACAAGCTGTTCGCCAAACATATCCATGTCGTTCTCACCAGCAAAGAAACCAACAACGCCGCCGCTGTTCGGAACCGTTTTTGCCAATTCGACCAAAGCTTTACCAGCCGTTGCCGAATTAACAATGGCGTCAGCATCCAGACCCTTTACAGCCGTTGAGAAGTCCATCATAGCCTCGCCAAACGGAATCAACTGCTCGCCAAATTCCTTCATATCGTTTTCACCGGCAAAGAAGCTGACAACGCCGCCTGTATTCGGAATGGTAGTAGCCATTTCAGCCATTGCTTTTCCGGCAATCGCCGCCGCTGTTACCGCATCAGCATCCAATCCTTTCACAGCAAGAGAGAAGCCCATCATCGCCTCGCCGAACGGAACAAGCTGATCGCCAAATTCTTTCATGTCGTTTTCACCAGCAAAGAATCCTACCACACCGCCGCTGTTCGGAAGTGTTGCGGCCATTTCAGCCAGAGTCTTGCCTGCGGTCGCGGCATTTGCCACGATGTTTCCATCCATACCAGCGATCACTACCGAAAACTCTTTCATCGCTTCGCCAAATGGCACCAGCTCTGTCGCGAACTCTGATAATGACGAGCCACCAGTAATCCAAGATGTCAAACCCTGCAAAATGTCCGCTGCTGTCAGAATGAGAATAGTCTCGGCAAGAGCTTTAACCCCATCCATTGTAGACGGACTAATCTGGCTTGCGCCCTCGATAAACGGCTGGATATTTGTCATAAAAGCAGACAAATCTGCCCCGATTTGAGGAAACTGGCTTGAAACGCCGCTCATGAATCCGCCAACGATACCGCCGACAAACTGACCGATTGCCGTCCCAATACCTTCCAGCAGCTTTCCGCCTTCGCCAATCAGCCAGGACAATCCTGGAATCTGCGCTAACGCGCCAACTGCTGCCAATACAAGAGCCAGTTCAGCAATAATCACACCCATGCCCAACACACCAGCCATAGCACCAGGAACCAAAGAAGCCACAGCGCTCAATGCCAGCATAATGGCAGAGAGTAATCCAACTCCAACAATGCCTTTCAGCAAGACGTTTACATCAATACCGCTAAGCGCATCGACAATACCTGAGAAGAAAGCCATGAGGACATCTATCGCAACTTTTATGAGTTCCGGCAGATTCTTCGCAATTCCTTCCAGAACCTTGATTAAAAATTGGAAGATAGAATCGACAATCGAGGGCGTGTATTTGACAAGAGCCACCAATACAGCGTCAATCAACGCAAGCGCGCCGTCTGCAATCTGTGGAACGCATTCTAAGAGAACATCGAGCAAAGACAGAACGACAGCTTTGATGGCCTCTCCAATAGCTGGAGCACTCTCTGCAATTACACGACAGAATGCAATAATTCCCTCGCCAATTTTCTCAAGCACAGCCGGGATAAGAGCCGCTACTCCCGTAATGATAACGGTCAGGGAGGCAACGATAGCAGTTGCCCCGGCAGCTCCAGCCGCTGCCAAAGCAGTAAATCCTACCGCCAAAGCCGATAATCCTGTTCCAGCGGCCAATAGCCCTGCCCCGATAGCAAGAACACCAACACCAATGAGGGCAAAAGCACCGCTCAATCCCAGAATTGTCGGTACAAGCGGAGTAAGAACAGCTCCGGCAACACCGAGAACCGCAAAAGCTCCAGCTATTGTAACCAATCCCTTTGCAATGGACATCCAGCTCATAGCGCCAAGAACAGAAAGAACCGGTGTTAATACAGCCAAAGCAGCCGCTGCCACAAGCATTGCCGCAGAACCGCCAAGCGTGCCTTTCATAAAGTTCAGCCCGATTGCAAGTTCAGCCAACGCAACGCCCATCGTTACAAGTCCTTTGGCAATCTGTTCCCAAGAGAAATTGCCCATTTTTCCAAGAACGTTTGCTACGATTTCAAGAGCTGCCCCGACAATAACCAAACCCGTTCCGATACCAGCCATGTTTTTAGGCATCAGTTTTGTAGCAATTGCAACCTCTGCCAAAGCGCCACCCATAGAAACTAATCCCTTGGCAATCTGTTCCCATGAGAACTTTGCGAAGTCCGACATAGCCGAAGCAAATATCTTCATCGCCGCCGCAATCTCTATCAGTGCAAGACCAGAAGAAACAACATGTTTCGCGTTTCCTGTAAGATTAGTAAACGCTGCTACCTCAAGAAGAAGTGCTCCGACAGCAGCGAGACCCTTACCGATCTCTTCCCACTTCATTTCTCCGAAATCTTTGCAAACGGATGCGAGAATCTTCATCGCTGCCGCAAGAATAACCATACCTGTCGCAGTAGTCATAGCTTTACCGCCAAACTTGGCTGTGTTTAAGAACAAGTCAACCTCAGCAAGCAGCACGCCGACTCCAACTAGACCTTTTGCTAACTGCTCCCATTGCAGTTTTGCAAGGTCACTTACAACGGAAGCAAGAACCTTGATAGCTGCGGAAAGAATCAGCATTCCGGTTGCGGTGGAAGTGGCTCCTTTGCTAAACTTTGCGGTAGCCATAAAAGCGTCTAATTCGGCAAGCAGAACCCCAACTCCGACAAGACCAGCAGTCAGTTGTTTCCAACTTAAATCCGCCAGTTTCTTTACGGCGCTTGAAAGGATAAGAACCGCACCGGCAAATACAATTAACTTTGTAGAGCCCTTTCCAGTAACCCCATCAAGCTTATTGAACACCGCCATAGCTCCCATTAAATTCGCGAACATAACAGTAATTGCTCCAAGCGATGCTGAAAGTTTCTCACTGTCAATTAACGAAATCGCAACGATAGAAGCCGCCAAAATTGCAATCGCAGTTGCTATCTTAATTAACGCCCCCGCCTTTAACTGTGTCTGATATGCTTCAAAACAACCTCTGACACCGTCAAGGATTCCGGTCACGCCATCCAAAATTCCCTGCAATCCTTCAAGCGGTTCAGTAAAGCTCTTTAAGAACTTAGTGATGCCGAGAGCAATTCCGCCAATGGAAAGTCCATTCAGCAAATCAATAATCCCGCTAAAATCTGCATTGCCCATCTTTTCGATGAGAGTATCTGCCAAGCCGCCAAGGGCACTTGCAATACCGCCGACAATTGCCTTGACCCCATTCCATAAAGCCCGAAGAACCTGCAAAAGTTTACAGTTTGCCAAGGCATTTCCCATCGCTTCCACAGCATTAAGGAACCCACTTTTCATACTCCCGGCAGATTCGCCAACTTGTGACATTCTTTCGTGAATCCGTTCAAGAGTAGAATGAATAAATTCCAAACCGGGGAGTTTGATTTTTTCTTTGATAAGGTTCAAGAATTCTTTTACTAATTCCTTTACCTTATCTAAATCTGGAAGATTGAATCTATCCTTTACTTCTTTGGCAAAATCCTTAAAAGCACCCGCTGCTTTTCCCACGAAACCGATAACGCCCTGAATCGCTTTGTTGAAAATATCGTTTTTCTTGATAAATTCATCGAGACATACAAGCCATTCTCCGATGCCGCCGGTAACAGTCAGGATGCCGCCTCCAAGATCGTCCAATCCTCCGAACAACGGAACTATTGCATTAAATATTGCTGAAAAAGCCTGCTTCACAATATCCAGAACCGCAAACAATCCTTTGAAGGTATTTTTCAGATTTTTGGATGCGGATTCGCTAAGTTTCAGATGCGAGGTAAATTCCTTTAGTCCAACCGTAAGGTTATAAAGCCGCTCCGAAGTTATGGGCGGAAATATCTCACGGAATCCCTCAGATATCGGTTTGACAACACTGGCAAGACCCTCAAAAGCATTTTTAGCCGCATCTATTAAAGCAGTACGTCCGCCCATATCTTTCCATCCTTGCAGCATGGAATTACGGGCATCTGACTGAGCATCAATAAACCCTCCGATTGCATTACTCAGGCTTGTCCAAAGGGTTTTCGCTTCTTCAAAGTCACCGAACAGAATTTCCCAGGTCATGGCCCAACCAGAGCCGACAGCCTCTTTCAGCGTATCCATCAACTGGCTAAAAGTTTTTACTTCCTGAGCGGCAGCAAAAGCCTTCTTACCAATTTCAGTAGTCTCATCAGCATAATCTCGCAAGGTATTGACAAGAACATCTGTGGTCATCCACTGATACTGCAAGCTATCGTTGAAATTCTTTGTGGCATTGATAGCCTCGTCCATTGTAGAACCCTGATTGTTCTCCGTTAATACACGGTACATCCCGTCAGCAGTTTTTTCTACCGTTCCGGCCGCGACTGCCGCTTCCAAAAGCTGTGTCTTGAATTCCACTGTCGCCATGTTTGCGTTTTCAATGGATTTCCAGTCAATCAGCTTTACATAACCAGCCGATAAAGCCTGCGCAAAGTTATACATAGCTCTGGAAGCCTCGTTTGCATTTGCGCCGGAAATGGCTGCTTCATTCGATATACCCTGAATCGCCATCACAGCATCTTCCAGTTTAACACCAGCATTTGTGAATTTACCGATGTTCGAAGTCATATCCTGAAACGAATAAATCGTTTTATCTGAATATGTATTCAACTCCTGGAGATATCTATTCACTTCTTCCAAAGAAGCCCCGGTACTCATCATGATTGTCTGAATCGAACCCATTTTCAGTTCGTATTCTTCAAATCCCTGAGAGATTGGTTCTATAGTAAGCGAATGAAGCATTTGCTTTCCGGTATTGATAACCGAATTGGTAATGTTGGCAAGAGCGGTTACAGCCATGACTTCAAATGCCGAGAATTTAGCGTGGACGGTTTCCACCGCGCTGGTAAGCCCTGACATATTGCAGTTTTTTGCCGCAGAATTTACATTCTCCAAGCCCTTTGCAGCACCGTCCAAATTCAGACTGCGCTTTAGCTTGTCAAGAGTCGAGAGGCTGGTCTGAACATTCTGCTCGAACTGTTTATTGTCGAACCGCATCTCGACAACTCTTTCGTCAACTGTCTTGCTCATAGCTTCGTAACCTCCCTCCATGCTTCATTTGCGATTTTGTCAAAAATAGGCTGGATAGCAGGATTGATGTAATCTCGCCCCTGTACCCAGCCGCCGTTTCTTGTTCCATGCCCGTATTGCAGGATGATAGCAATTGGAACTCCATTTTGAATATTTGAGTTGTAAAACGAAATCGTTACCGACCCGTTCTTGTTCTTAATCTCGTATCGCCATGAACTGGCGGTTTTTCCCGAATCGACAGGTGTTGCAGACGCAAGGGCGGCTACTCCCTCTCGACCGTACTTATCAAGGTCTCCAAGTTTAACGACCTCTTTTGCCCTCTCTAAATACCTTGTCAATTTAGAGAAGTCGCCCTTTTGTCTGAACGTTATCATATAAAATTCTCCTCTACATAAGCGCGTTTACCCTGCTCTGAACCACAGAGTAGTCATAGCCGGCCTTTGTCAGTCGGTTCTTCCGGTCTTCACCAACGCCCCATTTTCCCTGTATGACCTCACGAGCCACAGTATCAACCGATTTCTTGGAAGAAGAAACGAGAGCGTTGACGCGGTTCTGGACCTCACTGTAGTTGTAGCCGGCCTTGGTGAGCGCCTCTTTACGAGCATCGCCGTTGCCCCATTTTCCGGCGATTACTTCCTTCGCCACTTCGTCTACGGACTTCTTGGAAACTCCAGCCTTTCCGGAAAGGATAGCGTTTACACGCCCCTGAACCTCAGCGTAATTGTAACCAGCCGCAGTAAGGGCGTTTTTACGAGCATCGCCGTTGCCCCAAGCTCCATGAATCACCTCGTTGGCAATCTCATCTATGGTCTTCTTCGTTTCTGAAGAAACAACGGTTGAAGTGCCGGCGGCATACTTTGGATGGGCAAATCCACGGATATACCCCCAACCGACATTGATGGTACGGCGGTCAACTTTTTCGCCCTTATTACCCTCGATACAGACAATCGTGTCGCCGTATACCTGCTCCACATAACCGATATGGTCGGCATAACCGTCATTCGGCTGCGTGGAATCGTCCCAGTTGAACAGAATCACATCTCCAACCTCAGGTTTCACAGAGCCATCCTCAATCCAGATGCCTTTTTCCTTGAAGATTTCGATGTGCTTTTCACAGCCAACTTCGGTTCCAATCAGGTCAACAGCTCCCGCCTTAATTGCACAGGCGGATACGAATGCGTCGCACCACTCATCGGTGGTCTTTATCGCATAACCACGGGCAAGTGGCTTGTGGGAATTGTAGATATCCAGAATCTCTTTGAACTTCCCATTTGCTTCGGAATAGCCAAGCCAGCCGCGGGCAACATCCAATACAGCGTTTGCCGTTATCCCGGTTTTGACAGTATTGCTCTCCTCTACAAAATAGTAGTTCATATCAACATTTCCGCTGATTCCGGGAACGCTGCCTTTGCTGCTGTATTGATGAAAAGAACACGGATAATCTGCATCGCCGCTCCAGTCAGCAAGCCATTTGATATACTTGTCGAGAAGAGCGTGGTCGTACCAGTTTCGGTAGTAGTCAATGTTAAAATAGACTCCAGCCTTATATCCGAGAGATTCCACCGTTTCACAGAACACTTTTGTATGCGCATTGCATTCGACTTTCCCAAGCGTCACACCAGAAGCCGCTGCCTTTGTGACTGTGTCATACTCGAAGTCGAAGAACACGATGGTCTCTTTACCGAGACCGGCTTTCTGAAGATTCGCGATGCATGACCGCGCCTCCTGCTTCGCCTCTTCGACATTGAGTGCATAAGAAAAGTGGTACACACCCATAATGGCGAGCCCCGCTTCCTTACACTTCTTTACATTTTCAAAGAATCTGGAATCTACTGTATGTCTGTAACCCTCTCTGAGAATTACAAACTCGATTCCACTATTCTTAACCTTCCCAGCATCAATATTTCCTTGCCAGGTTGAGATATCTATTCCGCGCTTTTTAGGCATAATCATCACCCCTTCGAATTTAATTGTTTTCTTCTTGCCGCATTTAAAGCAGCATTGCGTTTCATGATTTCTCTCCTGCTTCTCTTTTTAGGCGGCGAATTCTTAATATTGCACACCTTAATAAGAGTAAGAAGACGATTAAGATGCCACTTCTGACACTCAAACGGAATATTCAGAGCAATCATCCAGTAGTAAATAATCTCTGCCGTAACTTGTTCTCTGCTGGCTTTTACTGCCTTTTCCTCCGTAAAATGAGTAGCAGTCATCGGAGCATCGATGTATCGGTTAATTTGGTCGATACAAGATGTTGTCAGATAGTTATACACTTCCGGATTCACATTCTGCGTGAGCGTCATACATTGCACATAATCCAATGTTTCCTCAAGCGTCTTTTCCTGTTTGGTAAGAAAGGGCTTGCACCATTTGGATTCCCATTTTGAAAGGGAGACGAGGGAATGCTCCAACTGCAATGTTTGCTCTTTGGGGTAGATAAACATCTGGTTTATTTCATCCCATTGTTCCTCGCCAGCAGGTATTGTAATTCGCAACATTCCCTTCACCTCCTCTTGCTTTCAGATTTAATTCGCTACCGGAATCAATGCCGGCGCTGCCCCCTGTCTGGAGTTCGGAACAATACCGTTCACAAACTTTGCCGCCGCATCAGCGTTGGTTGCCAGCTCCATAAACAGAACAGAATAAGCTTCCGTTTCGGAAAAAGCCTTGGACAGTTCATCAGATTTGATAAACCGCTTCCCGTCGGGGCTCTTCTCGCCGTATGCTTTGAGAATCAATTCCTTGAAAATCTTGATGATGGCCGGAGTATCCTGTGCTGCCACAATTCTCCGAATCATCTCAGACAGCCCGCCGGTAGTGCCCATTTCCATCTCCATACATTCCGCCTCGGAAAGATTGAAGTAATGGTCTTCCGTGCGCTCAGTTCCGTTGTAATCCTTGTAGGTAATCGCTTTCTTTAACATAATGTTTTTCTCCTTTCAACAATAAAAAAAGGAGCCGCCAGCTTTTACACTGAAACGGCTCCCAATCTGCTTAAATATGAAGTTGTGAATTAGCCCGCTGTCTGAAACTCCTGATAAAGCTTCAGAATCTCATCCGGCAGCGGCAGCCTTGCGTCAACGCCATCCGTACCGCCCTCAGTGGTAGGCTCTGTACCGTACATAATCTCCTCCAGCTTAGCCATGAACGTGGCATCAAACTTGGTGGAATCGAAAGTAAGACATGCCGTCGGCTTAAGCTTCTTACCATCGATAACCGTGTTGATAGCCACCGGAGTCGTGCTGATTTCCCAGGAAAGGGTGATGGGTTCCGGGCTGTCGTTGATGGTAGAATAGCCTTTTTCGGACGGAGCCGCCAGAGCACCGTAAATCAGATGCAGCTTATAGCCGTAGTCGTTGTTATCAACATCATTGCCCAGAATAGTTCGGTAAGAGAGACCAAACGTCTTTCTGGACTGCTGACCTGCAAACATACCGGGCACAACCTCGACCGAGCCATCGCACTCCGCAAATTCGTCGGGGTACATATACGCCTCGACAGTAGCCCCAAATTCCTCCGCCGACATCAGATTCAGGTACTTGATGTTATCTGCATAAATCGGAGAAGCTTCCGCTCCGGAAGGACTTTCCGATACAGCACTCAGGCCATTCCATGCGACACCTTTACTGTAAACGCCGCCAGCCTGAATAGGGTAAAGAACGCCGTGATCCACACCGGTCTCATACAGACGCTCGCCAGTTTTATCCCAAACAAGTTTCATAGATTTGTTCCTCCTTAAAAGAATATGGTAAAGACATCATGATTCAGGTTGTCTTTTTCGTAGTGCCGGATAAACCGACAAGTGGGCAAAGCGGCTACTTTACCTACGAGCGGACTATCCGGATCTTTATCAATGACTGTTACTGAATATTTTCGATGTGACAAATAAACCCCGTCATTCGCATATGTGTTCTCGATACTGTCAAGACCGTATACGATGGCGGGGTAATTCATCTTAACCGATTCTGGGGGTTGAAAATAAGCGTTCCTCGTTCCAAGGATTTCGCAGAATATCTCATGTAGCAGAAGACGTCTGTTCGTCGCCATGATATACACCCCCTATTGTCAGAATCAGCCTTGGGTACTGAACTTCTACATTTGAAATCTTCCATTTAGCACCCATAAACCCAACGTACCGCATCGAATGAAAATTCTCATTGGCAAACGGATCGGCAACAATGCTGATCTCATTTGCGACATTGATGTCGTCGTTGAGCGTTTCAGCGCTTTGGAGCCTGCGCATATTACGAGTCAAATCACCAAAGTACATACGCTCGGTAATCTGCTCCTCCCATACGCCAGGTCTCGTTTCCACTGTCTCAGCATAGCCGATTGGTCCGTAAAATTTCGCCATTTTGAATTTTTACCTCCTGGACATTAGCCGCTGACAGACTCTGCTTTCTCCTCGATGACGATAGCAGACTTGATTCTGGTAAGCTGACCGGACTTGCGCGTCTCCAGCAGCGACTGAAGCTGATTGAACTTGATGTCGAAGTCGGTGAAGTGAGTCACATCGCCGCCCTTGGAAGCGCCATATCCGTAGTCAGCCATATTCACGCAAATCGCGTGCAGCTTGTGCTTGACGCCGTCGGAATCGGTACGAACCTTCCCTTCGAACTGCGTAACCTCATAGATATTGGCAACGCCCAAAGCCGCAGCAAGCTCAGTATCCGTCTCGTAAATACGGCGGCCATTGCGGTCGCGAGCGAGAATCATGGTGTTGTGCATATCGGTGGTGATGAACAGGTCAGGCTTACCAGTACCACGGAAGTCCTTGCGAGCCTTACGCAGAGCCGTAACCATAGCCTCGGCATAGATGAAGCTTTCTCCGAAATACTGCTCAGTGTTGGCGCCCTGAAGCTCCTTTGCCATGGCGGCGAAGTCCACATCCTTGTGGATGGTGTACAACTCATCATCGGTCCAGATAGGACGAATCTTGTCTGGGAAGATTTTCTCAGGATCACTGTTGGGACGCTCATCTCCCAGCATAGTAGCAACAGCCAAAGTTTCCTTCAAAGAAATCTGGTCGATGCTGTACTGGAACTGAACATAGTCGAAATCTTCGATATCCACCACATCATCACGATGAAGCTCGGAAGTGACATATACCGTCTGCGGGTCGGTGGTACGCCTTACCAGCTCGTAGTTGCCGGTGATTTTCTTCTTGTTTCCTTTCGTATAACCCTTGGCTTCCAGTGCATCGATGTTACGGATATCCACATGAGAAGTACGAACCCGGCCATGAGGAATCTTCTGAGTCTTGGCCATAATCGCATCAACCCATCCCATATCGTTGGTGATAAGTTCAGGAGTACGACTGGGATGAGCCTCAACATACTCCGGGAACATGGTGGTAATGTTTCCGTTGCCAGTCTGAACAAAACCGCTGATGCCGGCGTGCTGAAGCCCATGCTCCTCACTGTAAATTTTCATAGCAAGCTTGAGAGAACCAACGTTGCTAGATTTAGCAAGCTTCAGAATTTCACTCTGAGCCGCATGAGACAGAACGTTATCCTGAGTCTCACCCTTATTGTCAAACACATTATGTTTCATATCTTCGTTTCCTCCTTTAGAATCGTCATCGTTATCTTCCTGCGCCACATTTTCGCCAAGAGCCATGCCGATTAAGCCCAGAACAACATCCTGCTCTTTTTTGTCAAGCTTTCCACGAATACGGTCAAAGACTTCACCGATCGTTTCATCCTTGTCGGTCGGCTTATCGTCCGGTTTCTTATCCTTAGATTCGCCGTTATCATCCAGCTTCTTGTCTTTAGATTCTTCTGCATCATCCGAGTGATAGAGCATGATGTTTTCGTTGTAATTGATAATCAGTTCATCCTCGACGGCAACGCCGTGATTCATAACCGTATCAATGTAGGCTCCGGGATTTGCGCCGGCTGTAACAAGGCTCACCTCGCGGATAAGGCCGTGAATAACTTCGTTTCCCATCTGCTTTAACTGATTCGCTGCTATAGACAGTGAGACGACATCTCCATGTTGAACAACACTTTTAGCAATCTGACCAAATTTTGTATTGTTAAATGTACAATAGGCATAAACACCTTCGTCTCGGTTCTCCAACAGCGCATGTCCCAAAACATTATCCGGTGAATCGTGTTGATGGTTCCAAACCAGACTTACAGTTTCGCCATCCTGATGCTTAAAAGCATCCTTACGGATGATTCTTCCATCGGCGCACTGTAAATCATTTCTTGTGGCCCAGCCACTGAAATCAAATTTCGCCATTTTGAATTTTCCTCCTTACTTCGTTTTCTTTGATGATTTACCTTTGCGCTTGGATACCTTCGGCATCTCGGCGGCAATCTTGTCAAACTCCCTTTGATAAATTTCCTCATAAGAAGAATCCAAAGACTCCTTTGCGGCTTTATAGGCTTCCCTCGCTGCGGAGATTGCTGATTTTAACCTGCTGGCAACCTGTTTTCGTTCAGCCGAAGCATTGGCAGAATTAGCCGCGCGGTCTTCTTTTGTTTCTTCCGACACTTGTTGCTTTCTCACAGTGGCATCGGAGCGGACACCTTCTTTACTGGACTGGGATTCTTCGCTTACTTTCGATTTTGCCGCTTTCGAATCCGAACGCAACTTGGCAATTTTCTCGTTACGCTCAGCTATCCGTTTTGCTCGTTCAGCTTTTGGCAAACCGTCCGGAATCTTTTCAGCCATAAGACGTTCTATCGCAGAATTAGTCTTAGATGTTATCCTTTCCTTCTCTGCCGTCGAGGTTTTTTCGATGTCTTCCAAATCGGATTTTTTATCCGAATCGATTGCCTCTTTTTTACGAGATGCCCTTTTGGTTAGAGCATCGTTTAACTCCTTCAGACGTGCAGAGATTTGTTCCCTTGTAGCTGATGCTCTTTCTCTAAGCGCAGTTATAGTCTGTTTTCGCTTTTCCTGTTCCCCCTCAATCTTAGCCTTTTTCTCGGCTTTGATTTCGTTTTTGGTATAGGACCAGACTTTCTTTCCTTCATCCGAAAGCTTGGTAGCCGAACGACGTCCCTTCAATTCCCTGGTTCGCATGTAATATTCATGAGCTTTTTGGGGGTCGTAATAGGGAGAGGCATAATGCTGAAGATTGTTGTCCATCTACGAATCATCCTCCTCTTCCTCATCATCGGAAATGTAATCGCCGATTATCTTTTCTATTTCAGATTCAAGACTATCCAGCAATTCATTTACGATACGATCCTGTTCGTTCTCGCCAGTTGAAGTTTCTTCGTCAGCCATCGCTGGATTTCCAGAATTAACCTCGCCTTCTGTCTGGTTGAGGTTTTTATTCCGAAGTTCATCCGCTTTCGGATCTTTTGACGGTTTCCATCCAATCGTCTGCCGCATCTCATTCGAAGTCGCAATCTCATTACGAGTCAGCTTATCAGAGATTTCAGCCAATTCAGTAACAGGTACTAATTTGAATGGATCTCTGAAGAACATAATTGACTGCTTCTGAGACCGGGCAGTTTTGGTCAGAAACTTCCGTTTCATCTCGTCAACAATAGCAGAAACAATCGGCTCAATCGTTCGGTTGTAGTAATTGAGCATTGTCGTTTCGTCGGCTGTACCATCTAAAATACTCTGAGTGATTCCCAACTGGCTGTATAGCATACTCGTTAAGTATTCAATCTGAGACATTAGATTGTTTCCAACGGAACGATTTAGCTGCGTGATATGCTCCGTACCATCGGTATAAGCGATACCATACTTAGAACCGGACAATTGCTGCTCAATATCTTTACGCCGTTTTTCGGCCTGTTGACGCCTTGCATCCGTCTTGATAACATACGGAAGCTGAATAATTAAATCCAACTTTCCGGAACTGCTTTGCTCATCGACAACATCCAAAAGGTTCAGTTTTCGAATTAACCGCTGCATTGTGGAATTCGGTTCATTGATAACCGCATAAAGCGGATTTTCAATAATCGCAACCGCTTCCTTTGGCATAAGAATGTCTTCTTTCAAACCGGTGTTCTCGTTGTAAACCTGAACACGAACATGCTTCGGATACCATTCGAGAATTTTTCCAGTTCGCATCTTGTCAATATCGAATGAACCTGCTACTCCGTCTTCCGGATCATCATCGGTGTCGGTAGGTACAATGGCTACGCATCCTTCATCCAACATCGACATGACAATATCCTGAATAAAAGAACGCCCAGTTTGATCTATATTGGCTTCCAAAGAAAGACAATTGTTCAAACCGGACTTTATAACTTCAAGAAATCGTTCATTATCATCCAAACGGACGTGCTGAATGTTGATGGCAGCCGCATCCAATGCAATACGATTGTATACGGAAGTGACAATAGACCTCTCGTTTCCTCTGGTAAGACGGGGGCGATCTGGTCTGTAAGAATATCCCGTTCCGATATCACGGTAATAGTTTTGCTGACCGTTACTTCGGAAAGCGTTCCAGGCATGTTTAAACCTGGAACCAATCGCTATATCCATTTTCTCATCACCTCCCTATGCCTTATCCAGCACTGTCTTTTTGTAAGCAACCCGACCGGAAGCCCATACACCATTTCGGAGCTGCGCCATGTTGTAACCTTCATCGGCAAGCGCCATCATAACGCCAACTTCCCCACGTTTTGCTACGAACTGAACGACTTTTCCGGACGGAGACCGAATCTTTGAAGCTGACTGGCTCATAAGTTCGGCCATTTTCTTGTTGTAGGCATTGATCGCCGAAGAACTCAATTTTCCGGATTTATTTACAGCTCCGGAAGTCCGAAGTATTTCATTCGCATATCGGCTCATTTCTTTTGAAGATTTTCTGCGAGCCTGCTCCGTAATCTTCTCGCTTTTCTTCTTGACCCAATTTGCGTCTTTTTTACTGAGATTTCCGAGTTGAGCCGGGGTTCGGCGGATGCCCCATTTCTGTCCCAAAATCCCATGATGTTCCATCATCTCTGACAAACGCGCTCACCTCCTTTACTCAAACGCATCTCTGTTCAGCTTATAGGCGATATAAGCATCCATCATAGCCGCCACAGCATCAATCTTTTGGTCGCCCCGCTTTTTGTAAAGCTTCCGATTCCCGTTAGTGTCTGTGATGGTAATACAGTTACCCATACAGAAAGACATCAATTCTTCGTCAAATAAAAGCATCCGCTCCTCGGAAAGTTTCTTTAACTCTCCCAAAGGAACGGATTCTGTTTTTGCCCCCTGTATTACTTTCTCAATCCCAAACGGTCCGTTTTCGGATGCCCATCTCTCAACAAACTCTTTGGCATTGTAAGGGTCATACCCGAAACAACGGACATCGTACCCACGCTCTACGATATGGTTATCCAGGTCTTCATACACCTGCATCATATCCAAAACAGTGCCTTCCATGACAATCAAACTGCCTTCCAGTATGAACTGCTCATACTTACTGCGCATTGCAGACGGAAGTTTTCGAAACGTCAGGTCCGAAATATACGCTCTAGTTTTGATTCCAAATGTCCCGTTTGATAAAGGAAACATAAAGGTAAAATCACAGAAGTCATCGCCTCTTGATAAATCGCCGCCCATAGAACAAGGCATACCAGAAAAATCCCGCTTACGATATTTCAAAGTTTCTTCATAAGTAAAGTAATAGGTATAACCCTCCATTGGCAGACCAAACCGCTTCGCCAAAATATCATTCCTAGCTGCCGGCGCATTCTCGGCTCTTTCAACATCACGCTGGTATACTTCAAAAGTGACGGTTTTTCCGAGGTTAGGATTGGCTTTCAGCCATTTGTTGGGCTCTGAAATCTCGTCAATGGAATCGAGCTTATACCACCAAATGGAAGTATTGATTGCCGGGTATTCGCCCTTTAAGATTTTCATCAATTCCATTTTGATTGTATCGCCGCTGCCGTTTCGGACAGTTCCTTCAGAGCTGGTCGCAATGATAAGATAATCGTCAAGTTTTGAAGCGCCTTGCTCAATGGCTCCAACCACGTCTTCCCTTACGTCACCGGACAGCCATTCATCGATTGTTGATACTTTAGTCCTCAAGCCTTGAAGTTTATCGATAGACATCGGACGAACCTCTATCAGAGAACCCGTGAAAAAGTTTTCGATTCCCTTTTTGGTTGAGGCAAGCTTTACACGGTTCGCTTTGGAACCCGTGGTATTTTGTAAAGAACCTTCCGTAAGGAATCGAAATAGCGGGCCTTTGGCTCTTGTGATGGCTGTTTTTATTGGCTGTATTACTTCCTCCGCCTGTTTCATAGTCGGAGCAGTTGTTATCTGGTGAGTGGTAGAAGTGTCAATGTTTTCGAAATAGGATTGGATGCAGGAATCATACAAAGATTTGGCGGCTCCTCGCCCAACAATCAAATACTGTTTATTGATAAGCCGCTTCTTGATAGTTTTCACTATAAAATGCCCGCCGGGACCATTCGGATTCGGTTCCCACACTTCCCTCTCCTCGAAGTAGTACCAACCAAATATCTGTTCACCCCAAAGTTTGAATGTGTCGAGCATAACAAGATTGGCGCCATCAGTTAAAGTAAGTTCCTCTTCGCAATATGCAATCCACCCCTCAACCGGACGATCATCATAATAAATCCCACGGTCTGCGATAAGTTCATCGATCCGGTTCATTTCCATCTCGATTTCACGGCAGACGGGTATTTCTCCACGAATTACGGCATCTCTAAACGCGCCGTAATATTTCGGAACGGCAGTGTTTGATAATGCCATAATTTATTCACCTCGTCTCCGTTTAGCTGGATGTCCTTTGAATGATGGACTTAATCTTATCGTAGTTATTGTAAATTGTCAGAGCAGTAGATGTTACGGTGGCAACCGTAGTGCCGGCTTTCACAACATTGTTAAAATACTGCTTTCCGCGATTCACATTGCTCTGAGACAGCTTGGAATACTGCTGCTCCATTTGAAGCCGATTCAAACGGCTCCGAAGTTCGGCGTCACTCATTGTCTTAACGGACTTGGAACCGTGAGCTTTCTTATAATCCTCATGAGAATCATCTGAAGAACTCTTTTTCCCTTGTCCCAACCGTGCAGGGGTACGGCGAACGCCCCATTTCATTCCGAGAACGCCATGATGAGATAAACTATTATCCATTTTGATATTCCTCCTCTCCACTCGGATCGGCCGCAACAAGAATACGCCACTCAAGTTCTTTTATCTGCTGGTTCATGCATTCGATAACCGCAGACGCAAGTGGCGGGTCAAAGAGAAGTTTAACCTTCAAATGCATATAGGACTTTATGAATTCAATCTTGGATTTCTCAGGAATGAAATCGGTCCATAAAGCGTCATCGTCTTCAATGGAAAATCCATCAGCAGGACCGACACCAAGCTGAGTTAAAATTGAAAACACAGAGTTGATGTGCATAATAAGGTCAACATCATATACTTGGTATTCTTCTGCGATTCCGAGCAACTTTTTTATTGATGTCAGTATGCTTGGTATGTTCTTTTCCATCGCGGTCCTCCTTTTTACTTAAACCGTGATGAACTGTTTCATACAAAAGCCTTCCAAACCGGAATCGGTATAAACCTTGTAGAACTCGCCGATAGATTTATCCTTGTCAACCATAACTTCCGTATTGACCGGAATCGTGCCAAGAACCTCAGCCTTGTCATCCGGTTCTTTACGGATTCTGAGATTCGCACAATTGCTCACCAGACCGATTGCAGGCTCTTTCTGTGTTGCAGTCATTTCTTTAGATTCCATAATTTGTTTCCTCCTTAATGTCTCCATGGACAGGTATCGTTTTTTGTTCGTTCAACTGGAATATGGGGGATTGGAGTTTCGTCTCCATAGTGAATTGCGTTGTGGGTTGAAAGTTTTGTAGACACAACGTTGTCTGGGTCAAACACGCATGGATTCCGATTCAGAATATCTTCATAGGTTATAGGATTGATGTGGTGAATAATAATCGACCCAAAAATCTCAAATCCCTCTAAAGCCAAATCACACCCATTATCTCGAATGATGATTTTGTTTCTGAATCTTATCCATTCGTCGGAATGATAGAATTCCTGATTAAGCCAACGTTTAAAACCAAAAGTTTCTTCTGCAACTTTTCCACAAAGTCTGAGATACTGATACCGTTCCTCAAAAGTTGGAATTCGGATTAACTCACTATAAGTCTTCTTCATCCGAATCCTCCTCTCCGCTATACCGTCGAAACGCTTTCAGTGCATTTTCGTACAATTCCTCTGACCGATGTGCAGATTGCAGCGATTCCACTTTTGCCCTTAATAACTCGTTTTCACGTTCTATCTTCTCCCTCTCCAGACGCTCCCTCGTAGATCCCAGTTTTAAATAATGTGTTATGACCTGAGAGGAGGCTGTTCCCTCCATCAATTGTTTCTCAGCAAGATCTACCGCAAGAGAAATCATTTGATTTTCCCTCGCTTCGGGTGTCAACGCCGGTCGCATCTTTCTTGAAGAATTAGAAGAGCTTGCAGCCTTGGCTTTTCCCATACTTGCCGCCTCCTCTCGATTAGTTTGTTACTCGTTTTTCATACCTTTTAGAATAGTTCTCCTACGGTGTTTAAAGGAACTCACTAAGCCGGCAAATATACTTTTTCGCTGAAAGGAGAAAAAGAGCAAAAGAACCACAGCCAATGCCACGCCAACCCCACGAGCTCCTTTAAACACCGTAGGAGAATGAGGGGGCAAACCCAAAATATACCCCCGGAGAATTTTTGAAG